TTATTGGTTTTCCTCAAACATCTTTCCGAATCCTGTAAGCAGCCACCTTGCGCTCACTCCGTACTCCCTAACCATCGGTTGTAACCAGGAGACTTGAAACCAGCCTCTATCCAGATCCTTTTTTTGAGCCAAGAAATTGCGCCTGTCAATTTCATTCAAACGGCAATAGGTATTTACCCCTCGGATCTTCTTCATTGCTATAATGGCATCCAGCGCATCATAGAACCGTTGCATTATCTGTTTACTCACTGGCGTATTCATTGAAAAAGATCCTTTTCCGTTATAGTTGCCTTTCCTCCAGATATTCGTACATCCTTGCTCATTATCATTCTACCTCTGTTGTCTTTTGCATAGATGTAAAAATAAGGCAAAGATGTATCAACGATACAATTTGATCCTGAAGTTACCATACCGACATCTTCGTAGCCTTTTAATTCGCCTCCCTCGGTCTCTCTAAACCATACCTGGGCATCATACCAGTTCTTTCCAGAAAGGTTTGTGACAATGATTCCATCATCATCTTTTGAGCATCCGCAAAGTATGAATTGCAGTGCAATCACAAGAATAAAAGCTATTCTTTTCATAGTGATATATCTTCAAGGGTTTTAATATCGTTTTCAATCTCCAGTAAGGATTGTGTGTCCTTGTTGTTAATTCTCGCTGTGGTGATTGCGCTGGCAATTTCCTTTCTTGCCTCCAGGATTCTATCAGAATTTACCTGGTGTTGGATCGCTTCTTTATACAAGTCGATCACCATTCGGTAGTGTCTTTCCATTTTTAATTTTATTATAAGTTTCTCGTTTAATCTTAACATAGTCTTTGTCATCCAAGACTGCTTTAAGAATATTATCAATAAGTTCTGTATCATTTATTCCAACTAAAGCTCTTGCTTCTGGTATGGTGATGTACAAATACTCTGAATGTTCACTTAGATATGCTTTTTTATTCATTCTCTTTTGATGTTCTGCATAAGATTTTACTTTCGGAGTTCTTTTCTTGTTTGCCTTTGGTTGCAAGGTAGTTTTCTCCTCAATATCATCCTTTCCTTTGTTAGCTGCCATTACTATTGCAGCAAGTAAACAGAGTGTAAATATGATTAACAAAAAGGCTATCATTTATTGAATCCCTCTATAATAGTGAGCAATCTGTCTATTTGTTCCTGTGATTTTCTCGTTTGAGCCTGGGCTTCCTCTGTCAATTTTCTTTGCGCTGAGATCTCGTTAAAAACCTTATCCATATCAATGCAGGATGTACAAGGTGTGTTTATTGTCATATCCCTGCCAGAAAATTTGTTATCATTCCCATTTATATCACCGTGAAAGTTTTGTCCGCCTCCATCAGTGATTAACATCTCTCCAGTTCCGTGCTCTATCCAATCACCGTTGAGTTTTGGAATAAATACCTTAAGTCTTTCTATAAAGTCATTCGGCTGTTTTACCTTTCCGTTGATGATTTGCGATATGGTTGTCTCTTGGGAGTAGCCCATTTTAACCCCCAAATCTTTCTGAGAGCGGACTATTCCCTCGTTTATCATATAGCGAATCAAAATTTTATACCTATCTATCTTATTCATATACAATGGGTTTTGTTAAAGCGAGTAATTTTTATGCAAATTCTTTCACGAAACTCTTTGTTATTACATAGAAACTCTTTATCTTTGCATCACTTAATCATTATAAGTGGCGCAAATATACGAAAATATGTTTGTGTAACACACATTTTAAGCATTAAAAATATGGCAAAGAACAGATTTAGGAAACATTACGATGCTCTACCTCCGAAAGCAGCAAAGGCTCCAAAGTCAGCTTTCGTGGACGAAATAGCTGAATTGTGCAAGGTGCATCCTGCTACTGTTAGGTGCTGGATATACGGAACACAAAAGCCAGATGCTCTGAGAAGATCCATTATTGCGGAGCATCTTGGGATTCCAGAAAATGAATTATTCGATTGACAACTCTCTAAATGCAACACCGATGAGTTTTTCAACATTAACAAATTTGATTCAGCTTTGCGTATTCGCATTGCTTGGTTTGAGTTCCTTGGTTGGGGCTTTATTCTTTGGTGCGTGGTGGCATTTATTCACTGCTGCTGGGTGCCTTGTGTTCTGTATTGTCCTGTATCTGGATGATGATTATGGGACTGAAAGCGTGAAGTCTTATTTCAATCGTAAATTCAGCAAGTAGTATGGCGGTTACTTTAGAGCTATATGAGGTAAAAAATCTCTGTATGGAAATGGCAGAACTTGGGGCTGCAAATTATGTGAAGCAGACCAGACCAGGCGAGGATCTTATTTCCCAAAGAGAGGCTTACCGACTATTCCAGGAGACAAGGGTAAAACGCTGGGTAAGGATTGGCGTTGTATCTGGTTCCAGGGCTGGTAGCACATCACGCTCTAAAGTTCTCTATTCCAGGGCTGAGTTACTGGCAGCGGATAAGTCTGAAAAGTTAAACTCTTTAATAAACAAATGATTATGCAAAAGATCGTATTGAAAAGCCTTAGCCTAACGAATTTCAAGGGCGTAAGGAGCCAGGAGATCGTTTTCTCAGAGCAGGGAACTGTAATAAGTGGGGAGAACGGAACTGGCAAGACTACCATCTTTGATGCTTTCCTCTGGCTGTTGTTCGGCAAGGATAGCTCTGGTAGATCAGATTCCAACTTCAACATTAAAACGCTGGATCCTCAGACGGGAAAACCCATCTTACACCTGGAGCATTCTGTTTGTGCTGTTCTGGATGTAAATGGCAGAGAGATTAAGCTCCAGCGTAACTATGTAGAGAACTGGGTTAAGCCCAGAGGTACCACAGAGGAAACTCTGAAAGACCACAAGACAGAGTGCTATATCAATGATGTTAAGGTGGGCACGAAAAAGGAGTATGATGCGGAGATCAATGCCCTCATTCCAGAGGATGTGTTCAAAATGATCACCAACCCTTACTACTTCAACTCTCTCAGACCAGAGACACAAAAGGATATGCTGCTGGAAATGGCTGGCAACATCACCGATGCTGAGGTAGCTGCTCTGAATCCAGAGTATGTGAAGCTCCTGGAACAGCTCTCTGGCAGACCTCTTGCCCAGTATGCTAAAGAGGTGGCAGCAAAGAAAAAGGCTTGCAAGGATGCTCTGGCTGTTATTCCGAGCCAGATAGACACGGCAAACCGACTGAGACCAGCCAGTGAGGATTGGGGTGCCCTGGAAAAAGAGCTGGCAGAGAAAAAGGAAAAACTGGCTGATATAGATGCCCAGATTTCCGACAAATCAAAGCTCAATGAGCAGGAGTACCAGCGCAAGGCTGAGGTGCAGAAGCAGATCGGAGATAAGCGTATAGCTCTGGTGAACGCTGAGAACGCTATCAGAAGCAATGCGAGTGCTGATGCCAGAAAAGCTGCAATGGAGCTGAAAGATCTGGAGTACAAACTACAGAGCCAACAGAATGATATTGTCCGCAAAAAAGAATCAATCTCATCTATCAAAAGGGATGTAGATTCCCTGGTGGCTTCAATGAATGCTCTCCGTGCTGACTTCCACAAGATCCGTGCTGAGGTTATAACATATCCAGATGGTGCTTTCGTTTGTCCTACTTGCAAAAGACCTCTGGAGGTTGAGGATATTGAAGCCAAACAGGCAGAACTACAGGCTAACTTCAACCAGGAGAAAGCCAGCAAGCTCAAAGCGAACCAGGAAAAGGGAAAAGCCTTTTCTGCCAAAAAGGATGAGTACCAGAAAAAGCTGTCTGCATACGAGCAGGAGCTTAAGGATCTGGAGAGCCAGGTAGAGACTACACAGAAACTGATTGAGACCAAAAAGGCAGCTATTCCAGAGGAACAGGATGCCGATGCTCTGATAGCAGCGGATCAGAACTGTATCAACCTCAGAAACGAGATTACAGAGCTTGAAAACCAGCTTAAGATGGAGGCAAAGCTTGTAGATGTATCAGAGTTGCAGAGCGGAAAGCGTCTGCTCTCAGAAGCCATTACAGAGCTTAACAAACGCCTGGCAAATCGCTCTCAGATTGAGAGGGTGGATAAAGAGATAGCAGACCTGGAGGAGAAGCGTGTAGCCAATAACCAGGAGCTTGCCGATCTGGAGCGTTGGGAGTTCACTGCTCTGGAGTTCAAGAAAGCAAAGGATGCAAAGCTGCTGGATCGTATAAATGGAATGTTCCAGGTCGTTTCTTTCAACTTCGTTTCTGATCAACTGAATGGTGGAGAAAAGCTCACTTGTGTATGCACCGTGAACGGCACTCCTTATCCCGATGTGAATGCTGCTGGTAAGGTAAACGCTGGACTTGACATTATCAATGCAATATGTTCCGCAAAGGGCGTATCTGCTCCGATCTTCATAGACAACAGGGAGAGCGTAAACCAGATTATTCCTACTGTCTCACAAGTTATCAATCTGGTTGTAAGTAAGGATAAATCTCTAACAATTAAATAGCTATGACACAGAACAACGCAACAGCAGTGGTACAGGCTGCAAACACAAAGGCTGGAGCTGTAGCAGAGCAGCGCAAGCCAGTAGATGTACTGAAAAGCATAATGAATGCTGAGAGTGTACAGCAGCAGTTCAAGAACGCCCTGGGCAAGAACGCTGGCACCTTTGTAGCCTCGGTTATTGACCTATACAACGGTGATACAGGTCTCCAGCAGTGCCAGCCTAAACAGGTGGTTATGGAGGCTCTGAAAGCAGCGGTTTTGCACCTCCCTATCAACAAGGCTCTGGGATATGCCTATGTGATTCCTTTCAAGAACACAAAGAAAGTAAATGAGAAATGGGTTAAGGTCTATGAGCCAGTTTTCCAGATGGGCTACAAAGGATATATCCAGCTCGCTATGCGTACTGGGCAATATCGTACAATCAATGCAGATGCTGTCTATGAGGGTGAGCTTCGCAAGGTAAACAAGCTCACTGGAGAGATCGCCTTTGATGGTGAACGCACCTCTGATAAGGTGGTTGGCTACTTCTGCTACTTTGAGCTTTTGAACGGCTTTAGCAAGACGCTGTATATGACTGTTGAGCAGATGGCAAACCACGCCAAAAGATACAGCAAGGGGCTTGTTAAGTATGATGATGCTGGCAACAAGGTAGATGTAACAGTGGATAGCTTGGTAGCCCTGGCAGATCTCCCAATGGCTCCAGACAGTAAGACTGTAGGCTGGCTCGGAAACTTTCACGGAATGGCAATAAAGACGGTGATCCGAAATTTACTCAGTAAATACGGCTATCTCTCCGTTGAAATGCAAAATGCTATCTCCAACGACTATGAGGGGGATGATGTTACAGATGGCAGGGACACTCTGATCCAGAACAATGCCAACGCTCAGACTGTAGATATGGCAGATGTGGACTATCAAGAGGTGGAGGATGCAAAGCAGCTCCCAGGTAGTGAAATGGAAGATCCAGGCTATTAAAATCAGTAGGATATGGAATTGAAAGTGTTAGGCAGTTCAAGTAGTGGAAACTGCTACATCCTGGATAACGGAAATGAGGCTCTGATCCTGGAGGCTGGAATCCGTTTCATAGATGTAAAGAAAGCTCTTGGTTTCAACCTTAGAAAGGTTGCTGGCTGCTTAATAACTCATCAGCATAACGATCACGCTAAATATATCAAGGCAATGGTGGAGAGCGGTTTCTATACTTTGGCACTTCCAGAGGTGTGGGCTGCAAAACAGGTTACTGGCTCTCGCTGTATTGATGTGAAGCCAGGCAGAGGCTACAAACTTGGAAGATTCAAGGTGATGCCGTTCTCCGCTTGCCACGATGTACCTTGTGTTGGTTATCTGATTGAACACCCAGATTGCGGTAGGCTGTTCTTTCTCACTGATAGTTGTATGTGTGAGTACCGTTTCGTTGGGCTGAATAATGTGTTGGTGGAGTGTAACTACTCCGATAAAAAGCTCATTGAGGCAATTAGAGACGGTCGTACACTCCCCTCTCAGAGAGAACGCCTAATGACCTCTCATTTTGAGTTGCATTCGTGTAAGTCGTTCCTGGCTGCTAATGATCTTTCCCAGGTTTCAAATGTGGTGCTCTTGCACCTCTCAGACAACAACAGCGATGAGCCGTTTTTCGTGTCTGAGATTGAGAGGCTGACAGGAAAGGCTGTGTATGCTGCCAGACCAGGTTTAACAATCAACATAGATAAGATGTAGGTGTTATGGCAAAGGTGCTGGTAGAGAAAAAAGGAGGGCTTTTCAATCTTGCGCCCCTGTATTCCTGGTTTAGCCAGGTGTGCGATGGGATATACAGGATTGAGGTTAAGAAAGTTCGTAAGCCCAGATCTAACGATCAGAACGGATGGCTGTGGGGTTGTATTTACCCTATGCTCTTGGAGGCTCTACTGGATGCTGGCTGGGAGTTCGTGAGTGTGGAGCAAGTACACGAGTTTTTCAAGGCGCAAATGACAGCGGACAAAGTGGTGAACAAACATACAGGAGAGATTATAGAGTTCCCTGGTTCTACTGCAATGATGGACACTGTTACATTTTCAACCTATTGCGAAAAGCTGAGGGAGTACGCAAGAGAGTTTCTTAACATTGAAATACCAGATCCAGATCGCTTTTGGAAAAATGAAAAGAATACCCAACGCTGTAGTGTCGGAGCTGATACGACTGATACCGATACTGATAAATAGCATCCCTCCAGGGCAAAGCCTAAGAGTACAGAATGCAATTAGAATAACAAATAAACTGGTTAAGAAATTAAAAACATTGAAAGATGAAAAAGGTAATTGAAGTAACAGAAAAGGAAGTCCAGGCTGCTTTCAAGGTAGCTAAGAGCGAGGAGACAAAACAGGTTCTGGCTGCTCTCTTTTGCAAGGAGGAGAGAGTAACACCCACTCTGGATGATTACAAGACAATCAGGAGCTATGAGGATGCTTGTGAGGCTCTTGGCATACAACCTATATTGACAACAGATGAAGATGGGGAGAATACTGTTGTGGAGACGGGGACACAGCATTTCATTGCGCCAAAACATCTGGTTGCGTTGTATAAGCTTGAGACCATCAGCCGTGCCCTCTGGGGGCGTAACTGGGAGCCTAAGCCAGATGCCGATGGATCAAAGTGGTTCTACTATCCGTATTTTGCCCTCTGGACTAAGGATGAGCTTAACGACCTTAATGAAAAACAGAGGGGTGCCCTCCTGTCTGCTTCTGCGTATCATGGTGCGAATGCGGGTTTCGGTTATCTGGACACGTTTGATCGCTCCTCGGGTGCGATTGCGCACATTGGGTTCCGCTTGTGCCAGGAGACCGAGGAAAAGGCTGCATATTTCGGACAGCAGTTCATTGAGCTTTGGGCTGAATACTTGAAATTCAACTTTGAGGTAGGAGAGCGTTTGTAAGAAAGTGTGTTTGACAAACATATTCATAAACTAAATTCAAAGCACAATGAAAGATGTAATGCTATCAGAAACCCCTATAGAAGAAAGGGAGAGTATTCTAAGGGACAACTGCGATCAGATTCTGGAACGGAGCTACACAAGGAAGTTCGACCAGTCAGAGATCAACGAAAAAAGGGCTGAGCTGGTGAACGTATCTATCCAGATGCAAGAGCTGGAACAGGAGCTTGCCGAGCATAGAGCAACCATCAAAGGCAAAATCAAGCCTCTTTCCGAGCGATACGGAAAGATCCTGGATGAGCTTAAGTCTGGTGGTGAGTGGATCAAGGGAGACTGCTACAAGTTTGTAGATGATGAGGAGAAGATGGTAGGTATCTACTCCCCAGAGGGCTACAAGCTGGAGGAGCGACCAATGACACAGGAGGAAAGGCAGCGTAATGTTTTCCGTGTCATCAGAGACGGAAATAAGACCTGGGAGGAAGTGCCAGCTACAGGTACGGACAACTAATTTATCAACATTTTAATTCTTACTACAATGGAAGAAAAAGAAAAAGGTTTGACAGTGAACATTGAGCACTACACAGGCGAAAAGCCTATTGAGGTGATTTACCGTATTGGTAATGCTCCAAAAGCTATTGAGGCTCTGCCTACAAAGGAGCCTATCAAGGTGAAAGTTTCTGGCGTTATCTCCACGCCTTTTGACTGGCTGGAAAAGCGTATTGACACCGTGGATCAGAAAAAGGCAAATATCCTGGTGGATCGTGAGAAAATGACTATCACCCTTACCGTGAATGAGGATGATGAGTACAAGAAAGGCGTTCTCTCTGGTTCTGTTGAGTTCTCAGACAGCTATCTGAAACTTGGTATCAACAACCCAGAGGCTGCTTTCGCTCCTGCTAAACTGGGACAGCTTTTGCGCCTTAACAGGGGCATCTTTGCCGACAAAGAGGAGTGTATGAGACTGGTATCTGTTCTGAAAAACTTTGTGGCAAATGCAAAGGCAGAAATCCAGAAGCAGAAAGATCCGTCTGGCTCTACAGCGGATGTGTACCGTTGCCAGGTTGAGAGTAATCTGCCTAAGAGCTTCACGGTGAACATCCCTATTTTCAAGGGAACTGCAAAACAAGCCATTGAGGTAGAGTTTGATCACTACCTGGTAAATGGTGAAGTGCTGCTCCAGCTCGTTTCTCCTGGTGCAAACGAAGTGGCAGAGGAGTATAGAGATATGTGCCTGGATGAGGTTCTGGCAAAGATTAAAAACATAGCTCCAGATATTGCAATAATGGAGGTATAATGCTCTATGTGGGAGGCGTGGGGCTTTTCCTACGCTCTCCCCTTAACAATCACAATATGGCGAAAAAAGACAAAATACCACAAATGCCTTTCAACTCCGTGGTGTGGCTAACACTCCCTGCTGTAAGGAATCTGCCTCCAGATGTAAGGGGGTTGTGGATGGATATGCTTTGCTATATGTGGGAGAGTAAAGAGCGTGGTGTTATGGCTAAGCCAGATGGCACAATCTACACAAGGAACGAGATAATAAGACTGGTTGGTGTGGATAGTTCTGGAAGTGAGGACTGGCTGGATCAGCTCATAGTTTCTGGCTTGTGTGTAGTTCGTAATGATGGGGCTTTCTGTAGTAGGCAGATGCTGAGACAGGAACAGATAAGTGCCGTAAGGCGAATGGTAGGCAAAAAGGGTGGAGAGACCACTAAAGCAAAGATATTATCTGCTCCTATTTCTACTCCAGATTCTCCAGCAAACAAGCAAGTAGCACAAGAGCCAGCAGACCTGTTCTCTGGCACCGAGGAAGTACCAGAGACACCACCACCGCTAACTCCAGAGCAACAGGCAGCAGCGGACAAAAAGAAAAAGTACAAGTATGCTGAATTTGTAACCCTCGCACACATAGAATATGGAAAACTATGTGCCGAGTATGGAGAGGTTCCTACAAAGGTAATGATAGACATTCTGAACAACTATAAGGGTTCAAAAGGCAAAAAGTATAAATCCGATTATCTAACGATAAGAGGATGGGTAAAAGATAAGTATTACGAAGATCTACAGAAATATGGAAACAAAATCAATGGAGGGGCTGTTACGAATGCTGAATCATCAGATTCACCAGCGTACCGAGACACGCTTTAGCCTTTCCCAAATGGATCATAAAGAACTATCGGCAATGCTGCTAAACTGCTACAAAGCCGAGGTTGTCAAAAGAAACGCTCAGTTCATTCAAGACAGCACGACTGAGGAAAGGATCAGCAAGGCTGCAAAGTGGATGATGGGGAAAAATAAGTTCGGGCTTATGCTCTATGGCAGCTCTTGTGGAACAGGTAAAACGACACTTGCAAATGCGATGTGTAACCTGGTGAACTACCTGTTTGATAGTTGTTACAGCAACGAGCGGAAATCAGTTTACAGAGTTACGGCTATCAACCTGGCAAAGGCTTACAGCGAGAACCCAGACCTGTATAAACGACTGGTAAACCAGGAGCTGCTTTTCATAGATGATATAGGCACCGAGCCTGTGAGCCTTAAGATCTATGGCAATGAGTTCTCTCCTATTACGGAGTTGCTTTACACCAGGTATGACAGGCAGAGCTGGACGGTGATAACATCCAACCTTTCAGACAAACAAATCAGTGATAGGTACGGAGAGCGTATAGATGATCGCCTCAGAGAAATGTTTGACAGGATGCACTTTCAGGGAAAAAGTTACAGAAAATGAATACAAGTTTTGAGAGGAGTGCGAATGCCACCGATGAGTGGTACACTCCAAAGGAAATAGTGGATGCTTGCGGAAAGTTCGATCTTGATCCTTGCTCTCCAGAGCATAGATTGTGGAATACCGCTACAAGACACATAACACCGTCTGAGGATGGCTTAAAAAGTGATTGGGGGGGGGCAAAGGGTATGGCTCAATCCTCCTTACAGCAGACCGCTTATAGAGCGTTTTGTAGATAAGATGGTAGAGAACAACAATGGTATAGCTCTGCTCTTTAACAGATGCGATAGCAAGATGTTCCAGGATGTAATCTTTCCAAATGCAACGGCAATTCTGTTTGTCAGAGGTAGAATCAAGTTCTATAGACAGGATGGGACAAAAGGAGACAGCCCAGGTTGCGGAAGTGTTCTTATCTCTTTCGGAGAGGGTAATGCTGAGGCTCTGGAGAGGAGCAATATACCAGGTAAATTCATAAGACTAAAGTAAAAACGAATGCAACACGTGGTTTTAGATTGGAACGATATAGAATCAGATCGAAAGACAATATCAAAAAGGATAGATTTCTTTTTGGGAAAGCCTAATGTATGTTCGAGCGGAACTCTTTTCGTTGGAAAGTTTTATGGAGTTATTGCAAATGTGAAAACTATTGAAGCTATGAGAAGAAAAGGATGGGGCACAAAACTAATAAAAGCTATTGAAAGTAGAGCAAAATCCTATAGTCTCAGAGCCGTCACTTTAAGAGTTGAAAAAAACACTTTTATGCAAAAGTGGTATATAAAACTCGGATATTCATTTTATGCCGATGATGCAGAAAACAAAAAATATGAATGGCTTGTAAAACAATTTTGCTATGAATCAAAATAAGAAAAAGGTGATCCTTACTCTCTGTAAGGTGTTCCCTGTAGCTCATTCCAGGGCTGGAGAGCTTACTGGTTTTGAGGGTAAACTGAAAACAGGAGAGAAAAAGCACACGATCCGATACAACGCAAAAAATGTATGGGAGCAGCGGTACAATGGTATTGCTTCTGGTGACAAATATCTTTCTTTGAGAGAGTGGACTGGCAGACCTTACAACTCAGAGCAGAGAGAGCTTGCCAGGTGCGAGAAGATCGGGCTGCAACACATCACTATGACTTATGGCACGGATGATTCTGTTCCCCAGGCGTGGGTGGATGGAAAGAAAGTGCCAGTAGAACAGATCGCCAAGAATGACGGTCTGAGTGTAGCCGACTTTGTGGAGTGGTTCTTTGGTAGCTCAAAGTCCAATGTGTTTGAGGGTGCGGTTATTCACTTCACGGACTTTAGATATTAGCTATGTGTCCGCTATGTAAGACAGACAGTCTGGAAAAAACCAACACAGGCGTTATCGGAGAGCGCAAGGTGCTTGTAAGATGTATCGCTTGTGGTTTCTCCTGGACTGAGACAACAAACGAGGTAAGAGGAAAGGACATTGTAACATACAAGATTATCAGAAATGGAAACTAATGCAACAAAAAGAACAGATATATTTCTCATTGATCCGAGAAACATTGTCGTGGTAGAGAATTTCAATGTACGCAGAGATTTTGATCTGGAGGAGCTGAAAGAGCAAATCAAGTCAAAGGGCGTACTAAATCCTGTAACTGTTATCCCATTCAAAGAGGATGGTGTGGAGCGTTACAAGCTGGTGGACGGAGAAAGGCGTTACAGGGCTACTATGCTGGCTATTGAGGAGGGCGCAAATATCCAGTACATTAAAGCCCTCAAAGCTCCGAAAGATGCAAGCCTGGAGGATCTGTATATAGAGCAGATGATGAGAAACGAGGGTAAGCGTTTCACTGAGTACGAATGTGCCATAATGTTTAGGCGGTTTAAGGAGGAGTTTGACTACAGCCAGATAGAAATTGCCGACAAGTTCAAGAAATCCCCTGCTTTTGTCAGCAAATGCCTCTCCCTGCTGGATCTCCCTCCGTACATCCAGGAGAAGATCGTGAAAGGCGAGCTTTCGGTGAAAGCAGCAAAGGAGATAGCAGCAAACTATGAGAGTGAGAGGGAACAGGTGAAGGCTGCAAAGACCGCTGTCAAGACCGCCCAGGAGCAAGGTAGGACAACCGCAACCAACAAGGAGGTTCTGAACTCTCTGAAAGATGCAAAGGAGGCTAAGGCTGTAGCGGAGGCTCTGAGAAAAGTATGGGCATATATGGATGGTGAGGTGATGGTGGATGTAGATAAGATGGCAACCATCCTGGATCGAACAGAGAGCTTAAGCAAGGCTGTTAAGGAATATAAAAGAGGAGGAGAAAAATGAATCGTGAGGAGTTAAAGCAATCATTAGGCGATGAGCTTTGTAAAAGTTGCGCTTGGAAAAAAGGAGAGATAGACAGACAATGTGATGGCTTGTGTGAGGGGCTTTATTGTGATGATGCTCTTGATGCCTTTCTTGATGAGAACGAAAGTTATTTAGATGATTTTGAGGAGGAATAAATATGGGGAAGATTGAGTGTAAGGTAGAGCTGAAACCAAAGTTCAAAATAAAAGCGAGGCTCCCCAGGAAGATCAAAAAGGACATTATCAAAGTTTCTGGCAGAGAAGCGTACAGAGAAATGATCGCCAAAATGGAGCGGTATTACAGCTATTTCGGATATGTAAAATTTAATATAAAGAGAAAATGAAAGTAGTATTTTTTGACCTGGAAACAACAGGTACCCTTGTGAACAAACACGGCATTCACCAGTTGAGCGGAGAGATCATCATAGATGGAGAGGTGAAAGAGACCTTTGACTTTAGAGTACAACCAAATCCACAGGCTCTGATTGAGCAGGAGGCTCTGGATGTGGCAGGAGTAACAAAAGAGCAGATTCTGGCATACCCTCCGATGGGAACGGTGTACAAACAGTTCGTGGATATGCTCTCCAAGTATGTAGATCGCTACAACAAGCAGGATAAGTTTTTCCTGGCTGGCTACAATAACGCCCACTTTGATAACCAGTTCCTCAGAGCCTGGTTTATCCAGAATGGAGATAAGTATTTTGGATCCTGGTTCTGGAGCAACAGCATAGATGTAATGGTGCTGGCTACTCCTTTCCTGGCAGAAAAGCGTTCCCAGATGGAGAATTTCAAACAGGGCACCGTTGCTAAGGCTCTGGGTATTGAGGTGGATGATACGAAGCTCCACGATGCCCTGTATGACATTCAGATCTGCAAGGCAATATATGACATTGTTTCACCCTATAAACTGTAATAGATATGGAAAAGATCACGAAAGAAAACGTAGAGAGACTGCAAAACGAGCTGAAAGAGAAGCAGCAGAAAATGTTGGAAGAGGCTAACGAGAAGATCACTGGCAAGGTGTTCTATCCTCCTTACTTTGAGAAGCGCAAGCAGCGACTTTCTCCAAAAATCAAAGAACTGCTCCAGAAATCAGCCAAGAACAAGTATGAGGCTGTTGATGATTACGGAGCGTACAGGACTGGCACGTTCCTATACCGTGCATCTGTAGTAACAGTGAGCAGGGAGGATGGCTTGTGGAGCCTCCATATTATCAGTGAGCATCCTGTTACACTGCCAGACATTAAGGAGATCCGCTACAAGTTCTTGCCAGATGATGTAATGATGGCAATGCTTTTCAGCCCAAGAGAGGTAAGCAGGGCAACGAAAGGCGTTATCCTATACCAGATACCAAACGGAGCAACCGAGGAGGAGTAATGTACTATATCGGAATAGATACAGGCGTAAACACAGGGGTCGCTATTTGGGACAACCGAAAGCGATCTCTGCTCCTGGTTGAGACAACAACCATCCATAAGGCTATGAAAGTCGTGGAGGAGTATAAGGAGAAAGCGGAGAGTGAATCTACTAAGGTGATTGTAAGGGTTGAGGATCCGAGGCAGCGTACCTGGTTCGGCACTGAAAGGATGAGCAGGGAGGAGGAACGCAAGAGATTACAGGGTGTTGGCTCTGTAAAGCGTGATGCCTCTATCTGGGATGCCTTTCTGGAGGATCTGAAAGTTGAGTATGAAATGGTGGCTCCAAAGCGGAATGTTACGAAGCTAACCCAGGAGCGTTTCAAGGCTATAACTGGATGGGAGAAGCGTACAAACGAGCACAGCAGGGATGCTGCTATGCTAATTTACGGATTCTGACGCTCTTTTTTGCCTAAAAGTGTGTTTATCAAACACAAATTCACTATCTTTGCAAGAGATATTAACCAAGTAAATTAAAAGATATGGTTTGGATCGTATTAACTGTTATGGTGGCACTTGCATTTGTGGCATTCTGGCTTTGTGGTGGTCGTGAATGTATAGGAGATTGGCTTGATAAGCTGTTCCCAGATGCGCCTTTCCAAAAGGGCGATAAGGCACATATTTTCCTCAATGGCAAATACAACCGTACCGCTACTGTCTCTGGAGTGTCCGAGAACAGGATTTTCCTCTATGACAACAAACTGAGTTTGCCTATTGACTACAGGGGCAAGTTTTATGCTGTTGGTAGTGATGTGAAAGATGGCAGCAGACTTGTGTATGTGGGACATAGCAAGCATTTCCGCTTTGTCCGTGTGGCAGAGCTGATCCGCAAGGTGTTCAATGTGATGGATAACTTTGAGAATCTGGTGGTGGATGGAGCCAGCCAGGTTGAGACCGAGGAAATCCAGGAGACAACCGAGGAGGAAAACGAGAATGAAATGTAGCGATCTGACATACAGAAGTCCGTCCGAGCTGACACTGCTTGCTGAGAATCCCAGGAAGATCTCCAAAAAGGATTTTGAGCGACTGGTGGAATCCATACGGATAAACGGCTTTTGGAAGCACCGCCCTCTGGCTCTTGTTGAGCGAGAGGGCAAACTGGTTGTTTTGTGTGGCAACCAGAGGCTGAAGGCTGCAAAGAAGCTGAAACTATCAGAGGTGCCTACGGTTCTGTATTCAGAGCTTACTCCAGATGAAGAGAGGGATCTTATTGCGAGGGACAATATCAACAATGGAGAGTGGAACTTTGACGTTTTGCAAGTTGATGAATACTGGAAAGATGTTGATTTTGACTTTATGGGTTTGACTATTCCCGATGAGGAGGTAGAGAAGCCCAAAAAGAAAGGCAAGAAGCAGGAGGATGAGCCAGAGGATCCAGAGGATGATGGGGCTGAGGACACAGGAGATGATGAGAGCAGCGAGGATGAGGAGGAGAACGAAAAGGAGGCTTTCTATCGCTCGATGTTCAAGGATGTTCTGTATGAGAGCGACAATATCTATGAGATCCCAAACCTTTTGCTTGATATGCAAGCTGGAAAGGTTGAGCTGCCTCTGTCTCCCTGGGGAGCTAACAGCCGATTGCGTAAGGATGTGGCTACATATCATTTCTATGTGGATGATTACAGATTTGAAAAGCTCTGGAAAGATCCTATCAACTTACTCACAAGCGGATGCCAGGCTATTGTAGAGCCTAATTGTAGCTGTCACGATCAAACGCCTATAGCCTGGGGTATTCAGCTCATATATAAAAAGCGGTGGCTTTCCAGGTATCTACAGGAATGCGGAATAAAAGTCTATGCGGACTTGAATGTATCTCACAAGTTTATTGAATATAACAAAATGGGGATTCCGAAAGGGTATAATGCTTTCTTTACTCGTGGGCTGGACGGGTGGATGGAGAGCCTTAAGTCCGATCTCCAGGTAGCCCAGGAAATAAGCGGACTGGAAAAGCCGAATCTGATTGTTTACGGAGGAGGCACGGAGATCCAGGAGTTTTGCCGAAAGAAAGGGCTTCTGTATATAACTGACTTTATCAACGCTAAAAAGAAATAACTATGGGTAGAAATAGCGGAGGTGTAAAGGCAAGCGGTACAAAGTCTGGAGGCATATCCAGAGGAGCTACAGAGCAGGGGTATTCTGCTAAAATGGCAAAGAATATCCTTGGTATGGAGGGAAAGATCCGTGGTAACAAAGATGAATCTTTGCACGTTTTTTCTCAGAGTGGGAACCTGTTGAAGTCAGTAGGTGGAAAAGGTGCACAAGTGGCATACGATCCGAAAGACATACCAGCTAACAGCATACTCACACATAATCATCCACGCTCCCTGGGTGCAACAGGCATAAGGAGAATAGGAAACTCCTTCTCTGTTCAAGATATTGTGTCCGCTGTAAATGTGAACGCAAGGGAGATAAGGGCTGTAACACCTACTTACACATTCTCTGTGAAAAGACCAAAAGGAGGATGGGGAGGAAGTGCAAAACAGGTTGGTGATGCTTTTATGAAAGCAAACAAGGAGGTGCAATCGGAAATGCACGCTTACCTCAATAAGACTGGTTGGAGCGATGATAGCATAGCAAGAGCTGAAACAACACACTATCACAGGGTGATGCAGAAGATGGCAAAGAAATATGGATGGCCTTATAGTAAAAAGAGAGGTTAAACTATTATATTTACCGATATGGAGGATAAAATCAAAGTATTGTTAGACGAATACGGTTTGACAGCCGATGTACTAACTGAAAACGAAATTCAACTATTAAAAGAGGAGATCAAGGCGAAAGAGGATGGTAAAGAAGTCCTGGATAGTGTCTTGGATAACCCAGAATTGTTTTACCGTAAAAAATAGACGATATGGGACGTAATTCAAGCGGTACCAGGGGAGGCTTACAGCCTGGAGATAGCAACTACAAGGGCAAGATCACTGGAGTAGAATCTTTGGTGAAGATGAAAGACCCCCAGATGTACAAGGAAACAAAGGCTGCAATTTCACGATTCCACTCTGTTCTGGGTGTTCGTGAAAAGAATATCAAGCTGGCTACTTTGAGTGCTGGCACACTGGGTGTGCAGGTTTCCTCTGGCGGTAAGTCTGAGGCTATCTACCTCAATAAGTCCTATTTCAACAAGGGCAAAAAGGCTGTTGAGGCTTCAACCAGGAAAGGATATGAGAGCGGATGGCACACCAAGACAAACAAGCCTCTGGCTCATACAGTAACACACGAACTGGCACACGCAACCTGGAACAGTTCTCTGTCTGGAGCTAACCACAAGGCAGCAGGAAAAGAGATCGCAAAGATGTACCAGTCCTGGAGAAAGGACAAAAAGAAGTCTGGCTATGGTGAATACTCCAAGACCAACATAGATGAGTTTTGGGCTGAGGCTACAACAAAGGCTGTTCACGGAAAAGCCGACAAATACACGAAAAAGGTCAAGGCGATCGTCAAAAAGTATAAACTATAAAGTAATTTTGTAAGACTTAATACAGGAAGTTATGGCAAAAATTGAATTAACCGCTGATGAGATCAAGGTGATCCAGCAGCAACTGAACGGAGAAATTGAGGTCTGGAACGCTACTGATGAGCAGCAGAAGCACCTCACAAGTGTTATCCACAAAGCTGAAGCTCTGGAGGAGGAGCTTGACTACAGCGAGGAATATACTGATATGATTGCCTGGTTCTGGGGCAAGTACCAGGAGCAGGAGAAAGCTAACGAGTAATTCACCAGGTTAAGGGAATCGGGTGCCTTTTGGAACGCCCGATTTTCTTTGCCTTATAAGTGTGTTTGTTAAACACGGAAATCAACGAAAAATCAACTGATGGGCTTTGAAGTAGGAAATAAGATAGGTAACAGGTTTACCAGTACAAACCAACCAGCAAACGCTGGCAGGAAGCCCTCTGTATATAAGTATATCAAAACGATCACAGGTAAAAAGGTGGCTGCTGAAATGAGCAAGGAGGATTATCTGAAAGTGATCCGCTTTCTGATGGAGAGCACACCAGAGGAGTTAGAGCCGTTGGTAAAGTCTGCTGATAACAAGCCAAACAAGAAAACCCCTATCTGGGTTCTCAATGTGGTTTCCGCTATCAATACAGATATTCGGTACGGTCGTACCTCTACAGTTGAAATGTTATTTGATCGTGTGTTTGGTAAGGCAACGCAACCGATAGAAAGCGATGTTCAATTAACCAACAACAGCGTGGATCTGTCTGCTCTGACAACGGAGGAGCTTCTTCAGTACAATTCACTCCTGGAGAAAATAAGGGCTGGCAATGGCAAAAAGTAAGGAGATAACAGTGCCGATGGCTCTTGCAGTTAAGATGGAGCTTTTCAAGCGAGGGTGCTTTGACTTTATCACCGTATCAGACGGTAAGAAGCACGAGAAGCAGGAGAAGGCTTTGCAGATCTTGACTGACAGCGAGCACGTGGAACTCCTGTACGGAGGTGCTGCTGGTGGCGCAAAGTCCTGGACTGGTGCTGCCTGGTTGCTGTTTATGTGCCTTTGCTATCCTGGCTCCAAATGGTTTATAGGTAGAGCCGAACTAAAGCGTATCACTCAATCAACGCTGATTACATTCTATAAGGTTTGTAGGAGGTATGGGGTTGAAGATACGCTATACAAGTATAATGGGCAATACAACTACATTGAGTTTTTCAATGGCTCAAGGATAGACTTACTGGATCTCCAGTACAAGCCTGGTGATCCTCTCTATGAGCGTTACGGCTCCATTGAGTACACTGGTGGCTGGATTGAGGAGGGTGGCGAGGTGAACTTTGGTGCCTATGATACTCTCAAAACTCGTATAGGTAGGCATCTTAACGCAGAGCTTGGGATAAGGAGAAAGATCTTTATCACCTGTAACCCTAAAAAGAACTGGATGTATGATACATTCTACAAGCCATCACTCAAAGGGGATCTGCCAGATTATATGTACTACCTGGCGTGTCTGGTACAGGAGAATCCATTTATAGACCCAGACTACATTGAGGGCTTGCGTACCACAAAGGATAAGGTCAAGTTTGAGCGACTTTTCAAGGGCAACTGGGAGTATGATGATAACCCTAACGCCCTGTGTTCGCACGATAGTATCTGTGAGATCTTTGGCAATAAGCTGGCGATAAGAACAGGGGTGCACTATATGACTGGGGATATTGCACGATTCGGAGCTGACTATGCGAGATTGGCGGTATGGGATGGGTGGTTTATCGTGGATCTTAAATGTTTCCCTGTAAGCAAGACAACAGATATACAGACCTGGATAACTGCCAAGCAGAAAAAGTACCGTATTCCCAAACACAAATGTATAGTGGATGAGGACGGTGTAGGTGGTGGCGTGGTAGATAATTGCGATATACAGGGCTTTGTGAACAACTCAACTCCTTTCAATGGGGAGAACTACCAGAACCTACAGACACAGTGCGGTTACAAGCTGGCAGACCATATCAACGCCTCCGAGGTAGGAATAGATGAGGACTTGGTGAGCCAGGCAGACAGGGAGGAGATAGTGAGGGAGCTGGAACAGCTGCAAACCTGGAAAGCCGATTCTGACGGAACGCTGAAACTGAAACCAAAGGAGCAAATCAAAGAAGATATAGGATGTTCCCCAGACTGGAGGGATATGTTTTTGATGAGATCCTGGTTTGATTACAACGAATTTGACATTCCAGATGATATAGAAAGGAGATTAGGTATAATAGCTTAAAATAATTGAACAATGGGACTTATAAATGTAATAACAAACGAGGTCAAGGCTGCTGTCGGTTATCAGCAGAGCTTTTCAGAGCTTCTGGCATCTAAGGATGTAACCAGGGCATTATCTATGATGAATAACCGAGCAGAGAAAGCAGCAGAGCACTTGCTGGAGTATGAAATCAGCAGCCATAAGATTATGGAGCGCAAGGATCGTGCTGTGTATGACAAAAACGGCAACTTCTTACGCTGGAGAAAGAGAAACAAACTCCCTATCCCCTGGCAGAAATACATTAACGAGATTGCGCTTGTGTTCCTCTATGGCAGACCTGTAAAGTGGTCGCAAGCCAGCGATGGAACGGATGAGGCTTTTTCCAAGTATATAGACCTGTTGAGGACTACACGCTTCAACGCCTGTGTGAGAGAGGCTAAACGAGCTGCTGGAGCTGAGGGGTGTTCTGCCATCCTCTACCATACCTACCAGGATAAGGACGGAAAGCCAAACCTGTTACTGAATGTGTTGAGTAGGGGCAACAATGATTATATCTACACTATCAAGGATCAGTACAAACGCCTTACGGCATTTGCCTGGGGCTACTACCTTACTGATGCTGGCAACAAGACTTCTTTTCACGTTGATATTTACACCGCTGATTCCATCTATAGGGCAAAGCGTGGAAATGTCGGCTGGGAGGTGCTTGTTATGCAGAATCCAGTGGGAAAAATCCCTGTGTTGTTGTTTGAGCAAGATCCAGAGCACGCAGATGTACAGGCTCTGATTGAGAGGGATGAGAATATGGAGAGCACCGATGCAGATGTAAATGACAGGTTCGCCAACCCAGCGATGGTTGCTTCTGCCGAGATCCTTAATTCTCTGCCTAAAGCGGAGGAAGAGGCAAAGCTGTTCATTCTGAAAAACGGAGGTAGTATAAGTTACCTTACCTGGGATCAAGCCTCAGAGAGCAAAAAGAACGAGTTTGAGAGGCTGGAGAAACATATCCTCTCCAAGTCGTTCACGCCAAATATTGACTTTGACAATATGAAAAGCCTGGGCAACCTTTCCGCTAAGGCGATCCGAAAGGTTATGCTGCTGGCTGTTATCAAGGCAGAGAGGCACAAGGAAAGCCACGATGGTTATATGAATAGGCATTTCTCCATTATGAAAGCCATAATGGGTAACGTGCTTGACTATGCCCACAAGGCTGAATATGATGCGCTGGAGTGTAACCACGAATTTCAAGAGCCGTTTGGTGATGATGTAAGTGAAGTGCTTGCAGATATTTCAAAGCAGTTCAATGATGGTGCTATGAGCCGTGAAACCTACCTGGAGCTTTCATACCTGGTTAAGGATGCAAAGGCAGAGCTTGAAAGGATTAAGCAGGAGGAGGTTGAACGGATGGAGCAGCAAAAGGAGCTTAACAGGATGGATGCGTTTGGGGAGGCTGACTAATGGCAAAGAAGATCATACCGAGACCAGCGCACACCTGTAAGGACTGCAAACACGCCACGGACTTCCATAGTAAAGCCCTGGATGGGCACTGGATCCTTTGCAAGTGTCCTTTCCACCAGCACAGCAAGTCCCTAACCAGAGACTATTGCGAACACTTCACAAAGCGGATTTAATGAATGGCAAAGAAAAAGTACATAGACTATAAGAAACAGCAGCAGGAGCTTTTCAAGAGAACGGAGGGCTATGCTGCTGAGGTTCGTGCCATCTACAACGAGGCACTGGGCGAGATCATTAACCTGGTGAAAGGTACGGAATTGGAGGAGGGAAAGCCTTTCTCCTTTTCCGAGTATGGGTATAGTGAGGATGTAACGCCTATCTTTAGGAATATGTACAGCCGTTCCTACCAGGCTATAAGGAGCGGAGTGGGAAATGAATGGATCCTGTCAAACGAGAATAACGATGAGCTTGTAAAGAGCATATTCGGTGATCACTCTATAGAGGATAAGCACTTTGCCAGGCTGTTCCTTAGAAACAAGGAAGCTATGGATGCTTTCTTTGCCAGGAAAACAGGCGATGAGGGGCTGAATCTCTCTCAGAAAGTCTGGAAATACACTGGTATGTACAAGGAGGAGCTGGAGAACACTCTGGATCTTGCCATTGGAGAGGGAACACCAGCAAACCAGCTGGCAACAAAGATTAAGGGCTATCTGAATGACCCCGATAGATGGTACAGGCGTTTTCGTGTGAAGATTGGAGAAGATGAGGAGGGAAAACCTATCTATGGGCGCAAGTGGAAACGTAGGGTTTATGATTCCGAAACAAGTTCTTACAAGTGGGTTGATGATAACCCCAAAAAGTACCATCCTGGCAGGGGCGTTTACCGTTCCTCATACAGGAATGCCCAGAGGCTTGCCAGGAGTGAAACCAACATAGCTTACAGGGCTGCTGACTTTGAAAGATGGGGAGAGTTGGATTTTGTTGTAGGCATAGAAATCAAGCTCAGTAACAACCACCCAGAGCCAGATATTTGTGATGATCTGAAAGGCGTATATCCAAAAACTTTCAAGTGGACTGGCTGGCACCCTAACTGTAGATGCTACTGTGTTCCTGTATTGGCTCCCCAGGATGTGCTGGATAAGATGCTGGATGAGATTCTGGACGGTGGAGACCCTGGTAGCGTTGAAATCCCTAACGAGGAAAAGGAATTGCCGACCGAGTTTCAGAGCTGGATCAAGAAAAACGAGGAGCGTATAGCCACGGCAACCGAAAAAGGAACTGTGCCGTATTTCATTAAGGACAACAAAACGGCTGTAGTCGAGATTCTAAACCCTCTAACGCCCGAACAGAAACACCATAAGGAGTTAGTAGAGAAATACGGAGAAAGTGCCGTAAAAAGCCTGTATGATGCCTTTGAGACTTTCAAGAATAAGATCTCCGCTGGTGATCTGGCTTACCAGATAAAGAAACTGAAATTTGAAGCTCAATGGGTGGCAGACAAAAACAAGTTTCCTACTTCTGGAGAAATGGCAAAGATGCTCCAAGCAGAGCTTGAAAAGGTACAGGCAAAGTACGATCATCAGTTGGCTGTTGAGGCAGCAAAGCCAATCCTGGCATTCAAGAGCAAGAGTAAGCCGTTAAATGCTATCCTGGATGAGTTGAGTGAAGCGGTGGGCAATGATGCGACTGCAAACGAGATCCAGGCTATCATTGATAAGGCAACCGCCAAGATCCACGAGATAGAAAAGGCACGACTGGCAAAGCTGGCAAAGTCCGCTGGTGGTGATGGTTCTACTATAGATCTGTTTGCCTCTGCTGAGGAGAAACTGGAGGTTGCGAGGTTGCAAGATCTGTATGAAAAGGCTCTGGAAAAGTATGGCTCCCAGTGGAACGACTATGTGAATGATGCTTATGTGAGGCTGGCAGACTACAAAAAGGAGCTATCTCTTAAGTATCTTGACAAACAGGGAAAGCTGGTTAAGCTGAATGGGGAAACTGAGGAGCTGGCTGCTGATGCTCTGGAGAAGTATGTGAACGCTCCAGAGAATACCCACGCAAGTACGATGGTGGGAGGTAGATTTCAGAAGTATAGCAGCGAAAGGCACAAGATCGAGGAGTACAGCAAGAAAACAGGCATATCAGAGGATGATCTGGGTTTGGTAAATCGCTATACATACGGATCCAAGTGGTGCAATAATTACGGCTATGGAATAGTTGATACCTACTTTGGTAAGGTTGAGGACTATGGAGGTTTGTGCCAGTTGTACTATCCTGCTCACAACGCAGCTCTGGAGAAGCTGCCACGCTATAATGGCACCGTGTTCTCTGGAATCAGCTTTGATTCTATGCAACTGGATAAGTATATCCAGGAAATGAAGTCTTGCCTATCATCTGGCAGGGAGTATGTAAACAAGGCTTTTATGTCCTCTACCACAAACATAGATAGAACAGCTATATTCGGTGATAACCTTATGCTCGTGATAAAGAGTAAAAAGGGAGTAGATGTTAAGGCTATATCTCATTATCCTGGTGAGGATGAGATCGTGTTTAGGGCTGGCTCAAAGTTCAAGGTACTCAATGTGTACCAGGAAACAACACGAAAATATGGCTTTGGGAAAGGCGGGGTTGTGGAACTGGAGGAAATGTAAAAGGGATCTCGGTGTAAGATCCCTTTCCTGTTATCGTTTTCCTGTGTTGAAAACCTCCTCCCAGTTTGCCGTGTCTCCGTATGGGTTAGGGCTTTTACCAGGTAAATGATCCGTGATAAGATGCTCTTTCCATTGCTTGTATGAATCGGAAAGACTTGCGCTTGTGTCCGCTCTATCCAGGAATGAAAAGTGAAACTCTTTCTCATATTCCCAGAAAGCTGCTGCCAGAGGTCGCTTTGTGTCCCCTTTGTATGGGTTTTCTTTCTCTCCTTTGAACCATCTGTAGTTTGAATAGTCCTCAGTTATTCCAGAGAAAAAACCCTCTTTGTTCCAGTCCTTATTTTCCATATATATTTTTCAGTCTTTGAAAGAAACCTATCACATTCAGCATATCAACAGGCAAATAGTCAAATACTCTATCTGATAGCTCCTTTGGTATTCCGAAAGCTGCCTCTGCAATGGATCCGACAATGGCACCAATCGTATCACTGTCTCCTCCCCAGCATATTGCCTTTCGGATAGCATCCTCAAAAGATGAGCTGTAACGCACGATCTTTAGGCAGACAGGCACAGTGCCCTGGCAAGTCTCATCAAACACTCCTGGGCTGTATGTGTGTTGCAAGAAGCCAGGATAGTAGATGTCTCCAACTCTCTCCAGCTTTACAGGATCAAACCCTTTCCTCTGTGAGAATATGGCGTGTGCTACTGCTTGTGCTCCCTTAATGCCCTCTGGGTGGTTGTGTGAAACCTCTGCCGTCTTTGCAGCCTCCGACAATACCGTTTCCAGGTTGTCAAACGCCCAGGCTACAGGTGAAACTCTCATAGCGGAACCGTTGCCAAAGCTGTTGTATGGTTGTGGCTTTTCTGAATGGATCCAGCGTGCAAAACTGCCTCCATATCCTCCCATAGGGTTAGGGTACTTTCGGCACCATCGCAATAGATAAGCAGCATAGCAAGTGTCTCCGTATTTCCTGGTTATCCTACTATTGATTGCATCCGCTATCGCTATAGTGCAGATTGTATCGTCTGTAAAGTTGCTATCTTTTGCAAACAGCTTAAAATCGCTCTTGTCTGTATTGTGAAACTCAAAACGAGATCCAACAATATCACCTATTATTGCTCCTATCATAGCTATACTCTTGTTATTTCATCCAATATGATTCCTGCTCCTCTGTAGTATGAACTCGGTTGATAAGTGCATTTTTTCTTTATGCTTTCCGTGCAAATATCATCCTCTTTTTCAAACTTCATTACCTCCTCCGATTCTTTGGTTATGTTTATACCATCGGTAACTCTGTACTTTACAAATAAGATAATCATTTATTGCCTCCTTTCTTAATGCCTCTATTGGTGTTCTTAGTGTGGAGTATTCCACGCCTTATGATTGCTTTTCTGCCTTTATACTCTCCGCTGTTTATTGCGCCCCAGAGGGATTCTTTATTGATTCCTACCACCTCTTTAGGCAGTGTGTCATAAATGGCAGCAGCACATCCGAAATAGTGGTGTTTCTCGTAACCACTGGGAGGATCCAGCAGCTCAACGTGAATAATGTTCCTTTGTTGTTTCATCCTCAAATGGTATTAGTGACAATTCTTTTGTTATACCTCCTGTTTCGTTTGTGTATGTTCGCTCATAGTGTTCTGGGGTTTCAAGCATAGGCTCTCCGTCTATTATAACGATTTTACCCACATACTTTTCTTTCCCTCCGTGATATATAACCCTGTTTTCCATTACTCTGTTGCCTTGAAATTGTAGATTGGCTTGATAATATCCTCTATCTCCACCGTGTCAGCTACAGCCCTTATAATCTCATCCATCGGCTTGTAGGCTTGCGGTGCTTCATCTATGGTTTCCCTGCTTACAGAGGTTGTATAAATTCCGCTCATTGATTCCTGGTACTCCTCCATATCAAGCAGTTCCTTTGCCTTGCTCCTGCTCATCAAACGCCCTGCTCCGTGTGGGGCTGAATAGTTCCAGTCTGGGTTGCCCTTACCGATACAGATAAGTGAGCCATCACGCATATTTATCGGGATAAGTAGCCTTTCTCCAGATTCAGCACTTACGGCACCCTTTCTGAGGATCATTCTGCTAAAGTCAATATAGTTGTGGATTGTCTCAAATCGGCTTACCTCGGTAAATCCCATAGCCTTAATGATGATTTCAGCCATAGTGTCACGATTAAGAACGGCAAACCTCTGGACTATTGCCATATCATTTATGTAGGCATCAAAGTTCTCTCCTGTGAGGTGTGCCAGTTCCTTATCCTGGCTCGGTGTGTGGATGTTCTTTATGGCATCCTGGATCTCCTGTTCTCTCCCCTCCGCTTTCAGTCTGGCAATGGTGTTGCGTATCTCTATAGATCTGTTACTATCCGTCTTTGCAGCCAGATTCTGGTAGTGTTTGCACACATCACCGCCCAGCTTTCTACTGCCAGAGTGGATAACCAGGTAGTTCCTTTTCGTTTTCTCTGAGTGATCCACCTCTATAAAGTGGTTTCCTCCTCCGAGAGATCCGAGAGAAAGGTATGCCCTCTCCAGATCCACCTGGCTTGCGCAAATGAGCTTAGAAAAGTCAAACGCTGCTTTCTGAGTGTTGTGTACATTGAATCCGTTAGGCACAAGCTCCCTTATCACTGAATCCAGCTTTTGAAAGTCTATGTTCTCATCAGCCAGCTCAATAGTGAGCATACCGCAACCAATATCAACGCCTACCAGGTTGGGAGTTACTTTGTCGGTTATTGTCATTGTGGTACCAACAGTACAACCTTTGCCAGCGTGGCTGTCTGGCATTATCCTTATCACTGAGTTCTCATAGGCTGGATAGTTTGCCAGTCTCTTGATCTGCTCGTATGCCTCGTTCTCGAAAGTTTCGGCAAAGATCTTAACCTCTTTCCCTGTCTTAGTTCTGATTACTTGCATATCTCTGTGTGTTTATTGAACGCAAAATTACTATATTCTATTTAATAAAACAAACATAAAGCCGTTTTTAACTGTTTTCAGCCACTATAACGAGCTTTGTTCCATCTGGGTAACGGAAAGCCTTGTTGAATAGCTTTTGACACCTCCTGGGAGGGTTTATGTATGTTCTATGGTTCTCATTCCATAGTGTACAAACTCCACGGTCGGATGGAGAAAGCCTGGAAGATCCAGAAATGAAAAAGGGGCACGTTCCGCAACTGCCAGGCTTATCCCAGAATTTTGTTCCGTTTATCAATATCATTTCTCTCTGTTGATTATTAGCTCTGGGTTATCGTGAATGTTCCCTATCACTTTTAGTGTGTGGTATTTTTTCCAGGATCCTAACGAATAAACACCAACAAAATCTTTCCCTTTCTCTTGTAATCCCCAGGAACCCATTTCTTCGTTCCATTTTACCTTTGCGATGTTTATATAATTATGTTTTAGATCTCTAATTTCTACAATATCGCCTTCATAAATTCCGACACCATTACTATCCTTTACGCCTGTATATTGACTGATTGTCTTTGGTTGTGCCAACTCAAAATTGGCTCGTAGTATTTTCTCATCTTCTGATAGCTCTATTATACAAAACTCGTGACATAGGTAGTATTTTCTGCCAACTTCGATTATTTGTCCGTACATCCACTCTTTAGGGAATGTTTGGCATTTGGCTCTAAATAAATTTTTTCTTTCCATATTAAAAATTACTTATATCAATTTTATGTACCTCAGTAAATTCAAGGGTGCCTCTGTAGCCTCTTTTGTAAAGCTCTTGCATCAACTCCCTGGGAGTGTACACTGAAAGTCCGTTTTTTTGCCCCTCCAGTAGCTTTTTAACCCTCTCCTGCTTCTCCTTATGTGCTACTTTCTGGCAGCTCTTACATTGGCACTGTAAACCATCCTTTGTCTTACTGTTCTTGCTGAACTCTGATACTGGTAACTCCTTACCACATTTTGAACAAATCTTTGTTTCCATAATTATTTCCTCTCTGATTCTAATTCAATGAAATTATCTATAACGCCCAGAATATCCTCGTATTCAAACATTAGGTTCTGTTGTCTTTCTGTTGCCTCTCCAGACAGGTGCAAATCCTCAAAGTGATCGTACTTTTTCTGTATGTCGTTACGCTGCTTTAACAGGAGCTTTGCAACCGCTTTGGCTTCGTTTGGTCGGAGAGCCAGCATCTGCCCTGTTTCTCCAGGTTCCCATATCCATTTCATTATTGTACCTCCTCATCTTTACAGAGTACCACATCACCGTCTATCCAATCCCAGTAATAGATTGCACGGTGTTTCCGTGCCAGCTTCGTTGCAGCCTCGTTGGTTGGGTATCGGTCTTTGCCATCCTCGTTGATAACGAGTATTTCACCATTCTGGAGATTCACGATCTCTATGTAGCCATCCACATAAGCCTGTAGTTCCTCCAGCTTGAAATCGGTACCGTTCTGAGGCTGGATCTCCTCTCTTGTTCCGTCAGATTTAAGTAGTGTTGCCATATCTGCCTCCTTATTTGTCCTCGTAAATCACTCTAACGACCTCCAGGGTTTCTGCATCCACCAGAGCTATACGCTTGTAGTATTTTTCACAAGCTACCTTAAAACCGCCACACCAGGCGCATTTTTCTTCGTATGTCTTGATGCACTCCTGTTCTGCTTTGTCTAACTCTCCGAAAATGCAAAAGGCTACACCGATACGGATCTCATCGCTACGATCGTGCTGTAGCACTCTCACATAAGTTGGTGCTTTTTTCTTAGTTGCCATAATCTGAAATTTTATAGTGTTGCATTGTGGGAGGGTTGCCCCTCCCTGGTTGTTATTTATTTCTTTCTTGCCCATTCCTCAAAGGCGTTGTAGAATCCAGCTCTGATAAAGAGCATATCCCCAGATCCATCGCCCCACCAGTCGTTACAGTGCGAAACGAATCTTCCGATCTGATTGTGGTGAGCTGGGCAGAGCTTGCGATAAATAGCTCTGAACATTGCCGAAACAGCACGCCCTGAGAAGTGTCCAGCTTCCTTTGCATCGTTGGTGCAATAGCCGAACATCATCACTGTTTCAAATTCTCCGTTTTCGTTAAGAAAGTCATAATCAGCATCACCCCATCCTCCGTAATTGATGGCGTCTTTGAGTAGTTGCTGTTCGTCTGCTGTCAGAACAGATACAATTTCCTGTACTTGGTTGATTGTTGCTTCCATAATCGGTGTTGCTTTATTTTTTAGTTTTTCAAAATTATATCCAGTAGTTCCTTATCTGCATCCCATAGGTTGTACCCTGCTGCTATTTTCCGTCTTAGGTATTCTTTCTCTCCGATCATTGAGATAGCTTTCTCTCTCAGATCGTTTGCGCTCCACTTTTCGGCTTGTGCTATAAGGAAGTTAGATAGGCGTTTACGCTCCTCATAGAGTTCACGGACTAAAACCGTCTTTCTCTCAATCTCTTTCAGAGCTGTAGGGTTTTCCATCCAGAGCTTGCAAAACATATCTTTGTCAAGGTCGGTGTTCATATAGCACTGCTCAATCTCTGAATAGTGATCTGCCTTAATTCCCAAGCCTGTTCTTTCTTCAAATTCTTTCTGTGTCATATCTGAAATACTTTTGTTACGATGTTGCTTTATTATGTGTGTTCCTCGAACACATTGCAAAGATAGTGTGTTTTATTTAATACACCAAACATTACGGAAACTTTTTTTGCCTCAAAATTTACCAGGTAAATGTAAAGCGTTGAAAATAAGCTTGTTCACTTGGTAAATTTCTGTGTTCGACAAACACAGTTTTTGCAAAATAATTTCTACCTTTGTATGCGGAATGGATATGTTATCCAATAATCAAGTTAATAAGATATGAACAAGAAACTCTTTTTGAAAGTCAAAGACCTGTGTAAGGACACTGGCGTATCAGAGAAGTGCCTTAAAGCGATAACCGAAAAAATGGGTGGCAGCATTGAGGATGATTCTACTGATGAGGATGCAATCGAAACAACTGCAAATCTTATAGCTGAGGTTGCAAAGGAAACGCAATCTGAGGCTACACGATGGGCAAACAAGAAGCCTAACAAATCCACAGAAGAGGAGGAAGAGGAAGAGGGTGGAAATAAAAAGCCCAATTCCAAGACCAAGCCCGAAAAGGAGGAGGAAGATGAGACAGCCAAAGAGATAGCGGAGCTTAAAAAGAAGGTGGCAGATATGGAAGCCGAGCGTTCTAAGGGTGAGCGTTCCGCTGCTATTGCTAAGGCGATGGCAACGCACAACATCCCTGCCAAGTTCCGTGATCGCCTCGCAAAATCAATCTCAGATGAGGATGATATTGAGGAGACTGTTAAGTCAATGAAACAGGACTTCATTACAGACGGTTTGATGACTGACGATTCAGAGGGTTCAAAGGGGGCAAGTGAAAAGCAAGTTGATGAGGCTGCTAATGGCTTGCTCGAATCAATCACTGTTAAATAATTTAAGTACAATGAAAAGAAAGACTGCTTCATTCACGGGCACACGCCCGATCTTTACAGGTAGTCCCTCTATTGTGCAAGGTGGTTTCAATCTGGATGTGGCAAACCAGGCTTTTGCCGTTGGTGATGTTATTCCTGCTGGAACGCTTGCCATTAGGGATGAGGCTAAGAGGACGGTGCAGATCATTAAGACTGCAAAAGTCTCTGAGGTGGATTCTGAGGATGCTACCAAAGTGAGCCTCTATGTAGATGAGTTCTACAAGCCTTGTTTCGCTGTTGGCGATCTTGTGCTTGTGTCTGGATCTGCTGCCACGACTATTGCCAGTGTACCGAGCATTAAGGCGATTGAGAAAAAGGGTAACGCCTATGTTATCACTCTCTCCGCTGCCATTGCTGGTCTGAAAGCTGGTGATGTCCTGGAGGAGGTTATCTCCGATGGTCAGACCTCCGCAAAATCAACTGAGAGAGGAAAGGCAAACTCTGTTACCATCTGCGATGTGGAGGTAGATGAGTTTGAGACCTCTGTAGATGTTTCTGCTGATACAATGCAATACGCAATGTATGAAAGGCGTGTACCGCCTATCCCTGCCAGCCAGAAAGATACTACAGGAGCGTTCTTGAATGCCAACCCTCATATCAAATTAACCCAGTCGTACTAATTACAAAGAGAGGTTAAAGTATGAAATCAATTTTTTCAACATTCAAGAGTTTGCGCAAGAATGGCGCACCGCTCGATCTCCTGGCTACCTGGAGAAAGACCTTTGACAAGGCTTCTGAAAGGGAGGTAACTCTTTTCCAGAAGATGTACTCAGATCAGTGGTGTACTTACAACGAACCCCAGATGTCTTTGACTGCTGAGGCTATCGTGGGCAAGTACAATATGCGCTTTATGGCAACCCTTATCGGTGATGAATCACCTACACCTATGAGGCGTTCTGATGGCTTCGATCTCTGGACTAAGGAGATCCCTCGTGTAGGTCATAAGTTCCCGATGCACGCAAGGGATTACCGTAAGCTGATGGAGGTTTACGAGAATCCGAGAATCAAGGAGGTAGATAAGGTTAAGCGTATCGAAAACACGCTCAAACACGATGTACAGGATGCTTACCTGGGATGTAAGGACGTTATGGACTTCATTCTCCTTATGGCATTCTCCAACTGGGGTGTAGCTCAGTTCAAACCAGAGATCAACAACCCTGGCGGTCGTGAGTATGAGGTGGACTACGTTATGCCCGAAAACAACAAGATTGTTTCTGGTGTAAACTGGACTTCTGCCAACACCAAAGCTGGTAAGCTCCAGCCTATCCTTATGCTGGCTGCAATCTGTTCAGACCTCCGAAACCGTGGCATTGAGCCTGGTGAAATTCTGATGAGCCAGGATCTTTACTACTGGCTCCGTATGGATCAGACAACTCGTTTGCTGGTTCACGGTTCAGACAAACAGGCTCAGACCGTAAAGAAATCAGAGCTTTCAGATCTGCTTGCTGAGAACGAGATCCCAGAGATTACCGTTATCACTCGCAAGATGGGCGTGGACAAGGACGGTAAGCGTGGTGCTGTAGAGCCGTGGAATCACAACTTCATTGCCATTAAGCCTGCTGGCGTGATTGGAGAGATCCAGCCTGCCATTGAGGATAGTGAGCTTATGGAGGAGGACAACGTGGATTACATTGACGCTGGCAACGGTATTCGTATCGCCAAGTGGCGTACTGGTGAATCTACAGGACAGGTTGCTGCTGAGTACACCCAGGGTTCAGCTCGTTTGCTCCCTCTCATTACTGAGATCGGTGCTATCGTATGTTTCCAGGTTCGTGGAATCACTGAAAAGGAGATCCCTGCTGGAGCGGATGGCAGTGAGCGTACCTACTGGACAAAGGCAGAGTATGAGACTGCAAGAGGTATAGACCTCGGTTAATCGTGTGAGCTATGTTTAATCTGAAAGTAAACAAGAAATTCCAGGACAAGTACACTAATGAGGTGTACTTGCCTGGTTCAGCCCTTAAGACAGACGATGTGAGCCGTGTAAACGACTTGGTAAGGCGTGGCTTGTGCGATCTGGTGGGTGTTGATGCTTCTGCTCCCAGCGACAACGGAAAGCAAAGCACTGTGTCTTTCCAGGGTATAGATTATGCCCTGGATGATATGAAAGCTGCTTTGATTGCTGCTGGAGTAAAGGTCAATGCCAATGCTGGCGTAAAAGGCGTGAACAACGCCATTGAAAAGCTCTCTGAGGATGAGGCTTTGAAGCTCTCGGAATCCCTTAAAAAGGAGGACTAATCTATGGATAAATTGACAAAATACGATGCTCTGATCGGAGAGCTGGAGCCTTATACTCCCAGCCGTTTAGCTCTCACTAAAGCCCTTGCTGATGCAAAGGTTAAGGATCTGGATGCCGAATACGATCCAGATACTGACAAAAGATGTGTCGCTGTGGCTGCGATCAAAGTCTTAAAGAGGATGATCGTGCTTACCAGTGACAGCCTTGGCAAATCATCCCAGGGGTATAGTGTTGAAATGTTGGAGGAACGTATCAAGGATCTATGCAATGAGAACGGTCTGGATGCTTCTGAGTTTGTCAATCTATCATCTATTACTGATGGCTCTAATATGTGGTAACTATGGGTAGGAATAACGGTACTTTCAGATATACGACAATCCAGGAGGGACAACGAGATCCCGAAACAGGATTTATAACTGCTGGAACTTCTGGGTGGTTGAATGGATGTGAGTGCCAGATAGACAAATCCATCCCTGCCAAACAGGTTGTAGGAACAGACGGACAAACCTACACATACTCGTATGATGTGTTTATACCTAAGCATTTCAGAGGGGTGCTTGTTGTGGGTGCCCAATTCCAGATAACCAGCGAGGAGGGTGTAACGGATGAGTTTACTATCCAGGGCATAGATGATATGAACAGGAAATACATTGAGGTATGGGGATAAAGCCGATGTTTGAAAGTGGAGCGGTTGCTGCTAAGGTGATGGCTTTCCAGACTAACCTGTATAAGGCAACAGAATTTCTGTTGAAGTATCTGGGAGAGGAACTGGCTAAGTATGCCAAGGACAACCATAACTACACGGATCAGACAGGCAACCTTACTAACTCTATTGGCTATGCTGTGGTGCGTAACAAAGAGATAGTTTACTGTGGTGGGGAAAACCAGCCTGGGGAGGGTTTCCAAGAGGCGTTAAAAGTGGCTCAAAAGATGGCTGCAACAGCCGATGAAACTTTCTCACTCATCATAGTTGCTGGAATGAATTACGCTGCCTATGTGGAGGCTAAGGGGTACAATGTTATTCTGCCAGCAGAACTGAAAGCCAAAAATGACTTTCCAGAGGCTATGAACAGGCTGATGGAAATGGCAAGGAACAAAGCAAATGAATTGTTTGGAACGAGCTTATGATAACGACTGAGGAAATAGCTGTGAATGTTTACCAGATGCTCCAGCAAAGCGAGGTGAAAACAATGATCTCTGGTGTAATAGACTATGAGAGGAACGACTATACCAAAGAGGATGTAATCATTATCCCACACCGTATAGACGGAGAGGGATCGGTGCGTTTCGGACAAATCAATGTGAATATCCACGTTCCAGATGTCACAATACCACAAGGAAAGGGCAAATCAGCACATAGGACACACTTCAGTAGGCTCATAGAGATAAGGGCAAAGGTTATAGAGGTTTTGAAAAGCCATTATGAAAGCGGAATGGGGTACAACTGGACTATAGGGAGCCTCAATCCACCGATTAAGGAGCCAAACCACGATGAGCACTTTGTTTCCCTGGCTCTGGAGCTGACAGTGAGAAACAGCAAGTATAATCAATAAAAAGTAAGAATTATGCCGATTCAATCAACAATGGGTTTGAAAAAGATCTATGTTGCACCTGCTCTTGCAGATGGAACGATGCCAGCAAAAGGGAAAGACTGGCTGGATCTTGGTGATGTGTACCAGGATACCTGTACGCTCACAGACGATGATCCCGAAGTGACTGAGCACAGGTCTGAGACCTCCAGCAAGAAGATTACCCTTACTGGAGAGATCGTAACAAATGTGGCTCTTTCTCTGATGGATCCAGATCTTGAACAGCTTGCACGCTACTTTGGCGGTACGCCTACAGGCGATGCAGGACAGCGCAAGTGGATTCGCCCCAGAAAGCTCCCTTACAAAGAGTGGGCTATTTGGCTGATGCCAGAGGAGGGTCTGTTTGTCGGATGTGCAACCGCACGCATTCTGCCTAAGTTTGAGATCACCTACTCATCTAAGGGTATCTGCCTTGTGCCTATGACAATCAAGTTCCAGGCAGAGTTGCAGACAGATGAGGGAATGACTGATCCAACAGTAGCTGGATAGTCTTTTTATGAACCTGGAAGCCTCCTATCCCCTGTATGGTAGGGGGCTTTCTTTTATTTAAGAAGCAATGAGCGAAGATAGAAAGGAACTTACCAGAGAGCAGCAGCTGGATATAGAAGAAAAGGCTATAGAGGCTCTTATACAAATGGGAGTGAAGTTTTCTGTACCTCTGAAAATTCACCCAGTGAAACCACCTAAATTCATATCCTGGTGGAACAGGAATTTCCCAAACCATTTGAAAGGATGGAGGGACAAGAGACTCCCTAAGAACTGGGATGTAACAACAACGGAGATCCCAGATGCCAATGTGGGTATGATGCAAGAGGTGTATGTGCGAAACTTTGTAATCAAGCCTCTTTATCTCGGTACTATAGACTACCTCAGAAAGCTGTATATCCAGATAGAATATAATGAGGAGGAGATCCAGGAGAATCCGCTGCTTGAAAGTAAAAAGCTATTCAAGTATGTCCCTCTGATGGCAGAGATCGCTGCCGTTGCAGTCGTAAACAGTTCCTCACTGGCAGATCCCCTTTCAAAGGAAGTAAAAGAGTTGAAAGCCTTTTTTATGGAGCATCTTACGGTAGTCCGCTTGAAAAAGCTATCCGAAATTGTAAGCCAGATGATGAACCCTGGGGGTTTTACCTCCTCTATCAGATCAATAATGGGGGTCGGAACGACAAAACCGAAACAGGAACCCTAACAGACCAGGGCAAATCTGATAGAGTAAAAGGCATAAACAGCCAATGGGGGTATCGTGGCGAAATCGTCAAAAATTTTGGCTGGAGCTATGATTACCTGCTCTGGGGAATATCCTGGATCAATGTGCAGACAATGCTCAATGATGCACCAAGGATAGACGATCTGCCATCTACTGATGCAGACGGCAACCCAACTGATAAGAAAACGATTCACAGAGAGCTGAAAACGAAAGAAGATATTAAAAAATACGTCAAAGGAATAATATAATGAATAGCGTAGATGGAGCTTTAGCATTCAAGGCAACGCTGGATATAGACCAGTTCAATGTTTCCGCACAGGCTATGGAGCGGAACATACGGAGGGTGTCAGATACGGCAGTGTCTGAATCAGCCGAAATGGAACAGTCTATCCTCAGTTTTGCCCAGAATGGAGCCAGATATATAGTATCATACCTTGTCGGGCAAGGTATGGGATCTCTATTGCAAAGTATTGTTTCTGTTAGAGGTCAGTTTCAGCAGTTGGAAATAGCTTTTGAAACAATGCTTGGCAGTGGATCAAAGGCAAAGGCTTTGATGGATCAGATGGCAGAAACAGCAGCTAAAACGCCATTTGACTTGCAAGGCGTAGCTGGGGGAGCAAAGCAGCTGTTAGCCTATGGAGAATCAGCTGATAAGGTTAATGATACTCTTGTTAGGCTTGGAAATATCGCCTCTGGATTATCTATACCTCTAAATGATATTGTTTACCTCTATGGTACCACAATGGTACAAGGTAGGTTGTATGCCCAAGATGTAAGGCAGTTTACTGGCAGGGGTATTCCTCTTGTCAAGGAACTTGCTGCTATGTATGGCAAGACAGCTGAGGAAATCAATGCGATGGTATCAGAGGGCAAGATCGGCTTTCCAGAGGTAGAAAAGGTTATCAAGAAGCTCACAGACCAAGGAGGGCAATTCTATAACCTTATGGAGAAGCAATCAGCATCGCTTACAGGTCAGATCTCTAACCTCGGTGATGCCTGGGATATGGCTCTCAATAAAATTGGAGAACGCAATCAAGAGGTATTCTCTACAGGTATATCTGGTGCTACATATCTGGTGGAGCATCTGGACGATGTTTTGCGTATTGTCAAGTCTGTAGCAATCGCATACGGCTCTTATAGGGCTGCTGTCATACTTAATACCCTCGCAACAAAAGGTTATACAGGCGTGTCTTTGATTGACAATACTGTACGCCAAGCAAAGATAGCTCTTTTGAAAACCGATGATATTCTAACAGGTAAGGTGGCTGCTCAAACCAAGGCTATGAATATTGCAGAGGAGGCACACACGGCTTCACTGCAAAAACAGCTTACAGCCGAGGAACTTGTGAACTTGCAGAAAAAGTTGCGAATTTCCATCATACAGGGGCTGCTCACAGCCCAACAACAGGAATACCTCTCAAATCTGAATCTTACCGCCTCCAGTGCTGGGTATGAGTCTGCTGCTTTGAGCGTTCTTTCCGTTGAACAGAGGGAGGCGTTAGGCAAGGTGGACTTGTCGGCAAAGAGTTCAATTTATCGTGCTGCTTTGGAGCAGGAAGTGGCTACAAAGAATAGCAGCCAAGCTGCTACTATATCGGCAATGAGATCTGATGTAAGTGCTGCTGCTGCCAAGGTTGAAGCTGCCAAACAGACGGCAATAGCATCAATGCAAGCCACCGAAGCTGCCAGGTATGAGGTGTATTGGGCTAAACAGTCTGGTGATGCCACCAGAATTGCTACTGCTGAAAAGAGGCTGGAGGGTGCACAGGACAATCAAGCCACTGCCAGGAAAGCTGCTCTCGCAGCCCAGACAGATTTTTATGCCAAGAAAAAGGCTCTGGAGACTGCTGCCACCAGGCAATCAACAGTAGCCAGTACTGCTGATGCTGCTGCCAAGACAGTCCAGGGAACCACAACATCCATCCTTACTGCCATAACCACGAGGGCAACAGTTGCAATGAAAGCTCTGTGGACTTCTATGATGAGCAATCCTATCGGATGGATCCTTGGGCTGGTTGGCGCACTTGTAAGCGTGTTCACTCTCTTTAGATCGAAAGAGGAGGAGACAACGGATGCAATGGGTGAGTTCAACAAGACCACAAAGGATGAGATAAACAATCTGGACGTTCTGTTTACCATATTGTCAAATACGGACAGAGGCACTCAGACACACAGGCAGACGATTGAAAAGATCAATGCCGTATGTAAGGAGTATAACAAAACCCTCTTGGATGAGAATGCAACTCTGGATATTCAGAAACTTAAATATGAGGAGCTATCCCAGGCTATCCAGGAGACAACGGCAGAAAAGATCAAAGCTAAGTATGCCGAGATTGCATTACAGGAGCAGATTGAGGCTTCAAACAAGAGCCTGGACAAGCTGAAATCCGCTGCATCTTCTGCCAGCTACACCAAGATTGAACTTACTGCCTTAGATGCTGGTGATGGCAAATCTATACAGGGCTATGGGGCTGTTGAGCACCAATCTCAGAATATACGCAACGCCTCTGCTGCTGTATGGGAAATGGTTGAGACAGATGCTATGGAAGCAGCAAAGAGGTTGCAGAGCCTTACAGGTGATGCTTATACAGCTGCATTTAACCAAGTCCTTGCCAAGATTACCGAAAGAGTACAAAAGGCTACTGGAGCCACGAGTGACGAAATGGACACTTTCGAGGCTTCATTATCTACCTACCTTTCAGAAGTTACCACAGCGAGCAAGAAAGCAACTGAGGAGATAGGTAGGCTTGATAAACAGCTTGAAGCCTATTTGGGTGAGAAAGATACGCCTATAGTCGCAAGCGTGGACTATGTTTCTATGTCATTTGGCGATCTGGAGAAGCAGATCAAGGACGCACAAGCAGAAATAGATGTCATCAACAAAAAGACTGTCAAGGTAGATGCTGATACCACAAGGCTAAAGGAGCTTTCTACACTTATAAGCACTATCCAGGGAGCTGTCACAACCAAGACAAATAATCTGAATACTGAGGCTGGTATTTCCGCTCGTATTAAGGAACTTAAAGATGAGAGGGCAAATGTAGCCATCAACTCTACCAAGTATAAGGAGTACACCAAAACCATTGAATCACTGGAGAAAAAGCTGCCTAAGCATAAAACTGGAGGAGATTCAGACGGTAAAGACAGGGAGAGTTTGCGCCAGAAACAACTGGAAGCAGATAGGAAACTGGAGGAAGCTCGTATCTCTGTTATGGAGGATGGCTATGAGAAGCGCAAGGCGATCCTGGATCTCCAGCACAAGAAAAACCTGGAGCAGATAGATAAGGAGGAAAGGGATCTTGAAGAAGCCAGGAAAAAGGCTGGCAAGGGCGGTCTGTCTCAATCTGAGAAAGACGGGTTCAATGAAAGGCGCAACCTGGAGAACCAGAGCTTTACCAAGTCACAAGCCTCTCTCTTTGATGGAGAGGTGGAGTACAAAAAGAAACAGTATGAGCTTTATTTCCGCTGGGTAAAGAATATGGGGCAAGAGGTAGCAGATGCCCATTTCTCCACTCTCTTGCAAAGTGGTAGCTCATACAAGGACTATGTGGAAAGGGAGATCCAGAAGCTCAAAGACAAGCAGAGCACTGGTACGCTATCCGATGGAGAAAGCAATCAGCTTATCACTCTGAATATGCAATACAATGAGATCACAGGAGCCAAGTCTGCTATGGACACATTCAGAGAGAGTGTAACCAGCACGATAAACCAGGCTGCAACACTGGCAGAGAAACTGGAAGCGGTTGCCCAGGCTAAGGCAAACCTGGAAAACGGATCCTCTGGATTGGTTGGTGGTGATGAGCAAGCTGCTGGACTTCTATTTGTTACCGAGGAGGAGGAGAAAATACAGAAAGAGATACAGGAAAGGGTACTCAATGATTTCCGCTCCTATGAGGAACAGAAAAAGGGGATCCAGGATGAGTATGGCGTGTTGAGGCTTGAAGCAATGCGTATGCAGGATGAGGAGAGGATCAACCAGATAAACAAGGCTGAATCAGAGGCTTTGTCCGCTTTGAACGCATCCTATCTAATGCAGAGTGAGAGCTGGAAAAACCTGTTTACCGACCTGGATAGCCTCACTGTAGATCAGATTGACAAGCTGATTACCGATATTCAGAGCAAAATGAATACGGCTGATCTGAATCTGAATCCAGCGGATATGAAAGCCGTCCTGGATAAGCTGGATGAGGCAAAGAAGAAGATTCTTGATGTAAACCCATTCAAGGCGTTAGGTAATGCTATATCATCCGTGTTTTCAAAATCCGAAAAAGGATCAAAGAAAACTTCAAAAGAGATTAAAACAGACTGGAATAATCTGGCAAATGCTACAGAGGGAGTTTTTGACTTTGTGAATGATGCAATAGATAGCTGTGATGTGCTTGGAGATCTTATAGGAGAGACAGGTAAATCTACTATCAATATGGTACAGGGTATTGCAACTGCTGGTATCGCTATGTCTGCTGCCATTAAAACAGCAGAAAAAGGTTCTGTAATACTGGCTGCAATATCCATCGCATTACAGGCTATCCAGTGGATCGCTGGCTTGTTCAACAATGATGATGAGCTGGAGGAAAAGATACAGAAGATCCAGAGAAACATAGATGCTCTTTCCAATTCGTTTGATAGGTTGCAACACGCCTCCGAACAAACATACTGGGTGTTCTCTGATGAGGAGAAAGCAGCACACGATAAAAGGTTACAATCAATCAAGGATCAAATAGATGCTCTGGAACAGCAGAAAATTGTGGCTCAACAGAGCTGGGATTTTGTAAAGTATGCACAACTCACAAAGCAAATTAAGGACTTGAAATATGCCCTGGAAAAGGAGAGCAACAAAGGTGATATGTTCCAGCTTTATGAGGCGCAGAAGCAGAACCTTAAGGAGCAGCAAAGGCTGATCCAGGAGCAGATTAAGGCTGAAAAGGAGAAAAAGAAAACGGACAGGGATAAAATTGCCGAATGGGAGGAGGCTATCAAGGATATAGATACCCAGTTGGAGGATATGGAGCGTGATATGCTCGAATCTCTTGCTGGTACCGATATTCAGTCCGCTATAGATGATTTTGCCTCTGCTCTGGTGGATGCCTACTGCCAGGGAGAGGATGCTGCAAAGGCTCTTGGCGATGTTACCAAGAGCGTGTTGAAAAATGCTGTAGTGGAAGCACTCAAAAGGCAGTTTCTGGCAAAGGCGATCAATGATGCCGTGCTTTACTTGGGTGAAGCTATGGAGGACGGTGATCTCTCTGATGCCGAGAAAAAGCGTTTTGAGGATATGGTAAACAAGGCTGGTGATAAGTTCTATGGAGCTTTGGAGGCTGTTGGAGATTGGATTAAGGATGATGATGCAGAAACTCCTACAGATCCGCTTACAGGTGCTGTTGCCTCTATGAGTGAGGAGACAGGAGGGGTGATAGCTGGTAGGCTCAATGCCTTTGTTATCAACCAGAGCGAACAGATCTCCATTGGGCGTGAACAGCTCGTTTACCAGGCTGAGATTGCAGCCAATACTCGTGCTTCAGCGACTGAGCTTACCGAGATTAAAGAAACATTGAAACGAATAGAGAGCAAGGATAACTCTTTGCTCTCACAAGGCATATCATAATAGTATGGGAGTAGTTGAACAATTAAAACAAGATGGCATAGAGAAAGGTTTATGCCGTTTGTGGCAGAGAAAGCTCACTGGTGATCTGAATATCTCCGAGCTGTCAGAACTCTATATCAAAGGCATAGATTTCTGTATTTTGGAGGACTATCCAACACTGGAATATATGAGAGCCACTTTTAAGGGAAAGTGTGAGCCTTATGGAATCTACATAGATGATGAGGTTGAGGAGCTTAAAAACGCCCCAGATGCCGTGTTTAATGGCGATTGCAAGGCTCTCCTGGAGTATGATGGCTTTGCCGTTTCTCGTGTCTTTGCAAGGCACAATACCAAAGCATCCGTAAACGTGTCAGATAATGCCATAGTAACTATAGATGCCTTTGACAGTTCCTATCTGGTTATTGCCGTATCTGGGGACAAAGCGCAAGTTATTGTGAACCTGTACGGCAATGCCAGGGTGGAAACAATAGGAATGGGAATTACAGTTAATTATATGAACAAAAAAACATATTAGTTATGATAGACAACAATTTGGTATTACATCTGCCTTTCGATGATCCAGATGGCAGCGTGGCTTACGATTACTCACAAAGCAGAGCTGATGCAACCCTATCCAATGGTGCTACATTCGCAAGAAAAGCCAAGGTTGGAAAGTCTATTGCATTCAATGGAAAAGGAGAGTGTGTAACCGCAAAAGAGATTACTTTCGGATCTGACTTTACAATCTCCTGTTTCGTGTGCCCAGCTTCAAAAAGGCTGGGATGGCTTCTGAATTTACCTGGTGTAGATAACTACATAGAGCAGTGGCTTGATGTCGTTCCTGGTGAGTGGTACTTTATGGCTTTTGTCAAGCAGGGCAATTCTTTCGTGGTGTTCCAGAATACATCACAGGTGTATAACGGTACTTTCTCTGGTACGCCAAAAGGGTTTTCAATCAATGATGATAGCCTGGACGGAACAAAGGCATTACTGGATGAGGTTATGCTTTTCACTGAGGCGAAAAGCCCGAAAGAGGTATTCCAGTTGCAGAAAGATACCGATGTTGAATACTACATAGACGGTAGGAACTTCAAGGAGTTTGGCGTGTATGTATCAAAGTCCAAAGGCATTGTAGGACAGCTTGAAAGAAAAGAGGGCTTACAGGTGGATTGGAGCAACTATCACGGCATAGCCAGGGATAAGAAAAGGAAACGCTACAAGGAGCGCACTATATCCCTGGATTGCTTCATTGAGGCTTCCAGCCGTTCTGCCTATGTTGAGTGGGTAAATTTGTTTTTCCAGCAGTTTGAGGCAGATGGAAACCATAGACTTAAAATTGAGTATGACGGAAAGGCAAAGCCTCTGGTGTATGAGGTGGAAATGCACGATGGAGTGGATCCAGATAAGCAGTGGGGGCAATACAGCGATGATGTTATGGTAGGCACATTCACGCTCAAACTGGTAGAGGATGAGCCTGTAAAGAGGGTGCTGAGGCATATCGGAACGACTGCAAACAGCGTGGCTTCCATTTCGTTCTCCAGCTACAAGATGCTCAATATCTACTGGGGCGATGGTTCGCACTCCTACAATGTATCTGGATTGAACAAAACCATTGAACACACCTACACCGAGCCAGGAGAGTATGATATTATCATAGCTGGTGTTATAGAAGATATTACCGACTTTTCCACTAACGATATTGTGGTATGGGAAACTTTGAAATAATCAAAAGGAACGGAGAAAGAATCCCTCTGAATACAGTGGAGCCGTTTTGCGTGGTGAAAAGTGCCGTGCAAAACAGCTCCCTTATGGGGGATGATAATGTACAGCTCTCTATCATTTCAACGGATATTCTCTCTTTCTCAAAGGGAGATAAGATTGTGGTGGATGGTGAGGAGTACACTATCAGAACAAAGGTGAACAGGGAGGTGCTTTCTGATGAGCACTTTGTTCACGATGCTACTTTCTACGGAGTTATGTACGAGCTTATGAAAAGCCTGTACAGGAACACTGATGCAGATGGGAAATCCACCTCACATACTTTTGACTTGACTTATTCCATCCGTGATTTTGTCAGGGTGCTTATCTACAATGTAAACCGTGATTATCCTGGCTTGTGGCAGTTTGATGAGGAGAGTTGCCCAGATACGGAGCCTCGCACCATTGCGTTCTCCAAGAACAACTGCCTCCAGGTACTGCAAAAGCTGTGTAGCGATAGTGAGTTTAAGCTGGAGTTTCTTATTACCCAGTCAGAGGGAGTAAGGACTATCCACATAGGAAAGTTCGGTTCAAAGGTCGTTCCTCCTGGAGGAAATGAGTTCTTTGAGTGGGGCAAAGGGAACGGCTTGTACAAGCTCAAAGAGCAAAAGGTGGATGATAAGGCAATCATTACCAGGCTTTGGGTTGAGGGAGGCACAAACAACATAAGGAGCAACTATAGGAACTATTCTGAAAGGCTCCAGCTTCCATATCCTAAGAGGCTCAATCTGAAAGAGCACTCCCTATCAGATGGCACCGTTATCCCTGCTGGATCTGAAATGATCGGTATCTCCGATGATAACAACCGATACCTGGAGGATGCTGATCTGAGGGATATGATAGGCAGCGATGAGGATGCAAAGACCTATGACAACATTTTCCCTAAGAGGACTGGAGAGGTCACATCCATTGTTGAGGATAATATAAATTCATTCATTGATTCCACTATGGACTTTGACCTTAACGAGACTGATGAGAAAGGTACAAAGTATCTCATAAATGGAGTGTCGGCAAAGGTTACTTTTACATCTGGCAAACTTGCTGGGCAAGAGTTTGAGCTTCTGGAAAAGGGCGGATATGAGCACGAAAGCAAGAAATTCACTCTGATACCTTTTACCGACAAACGAGGGCTTACCATCCCTACTGTAGAAACAGAGGCTTACAGGATCCAAGTAGGTGATAAGTACAAGATCACGGATATAAACCTGCCAGAATCCTATGAGCAGAACGCTGAGGAGGAGCTTTGGTACACCGCTGTTGAGGATTTTAAGCCTATGACACAAGCAAGGGCACAGTACCAGCTTACTCTGGATAGGTCGTACTTCCTGGATTCACTGCCTACAGACAGTGATACTCGTGTATTCCGTGTCGGTGATTATGTGCCAGTGAAAGATGTCCGTTTGGGCATTGAGAAAAACATCCGTATTCAGAAAGTGTCAAGGAATCTGCTGCTGGAGCACGATTACACGATAACGCTCTCTGATATAACTGCAATCTCTATACAGAGCCAAACGGTGCTGGATGTGAGAGATCACGAAATGATTATAGAGAACAACCGACTGAGGGACTTTACAAAAGCCAGGAGAGGCTGGAGAACTACAGAGGAGCTGCGTTCTATGGTGTATGACACGGACGGATATTTTGATCCAGACAACATACGCCCAAACTCCATTGATACCAATATGCTTACTGTAGGCTCAAAGAGCCAGCAGTTTATTCTGGTTGATGTAGTTCTACAGGCTAATGTAGGAGGACTGGGAAATAGGTTCAATGCCACGAGCGGAAAGCTGGTGCATCTTACCATAGATGATGGTAAGATCAAGACCTGGGATATGGGGGCTGCTGAGTTCACTATGGCAAGTAATAAGGGGTATTATCTGTTTGCAAAGTGCGCTAAAAATGGAAGCTCTGGAGTGTGGTACCTCACCCAGGAACAGTTGCGCTTTGAGCCTACAGATGATCCGAACAACTATTATTTCCAGGTAGGCATACTATCCTCTCTATACCCAAATGATAAGTTTAGAGACTTTGCTACTACATACGGATTTACCAGGATCAACGGAAATACTATCACAACAGGCAGGATTGTTACATCCGATGGGGAGTGTTACCTGGATCTGGACGGTAACAAGTTCCGTATCGGTGATGCCTCCAGCTCTATAGACTGGAACGCAACAGCAAAGAATCAAGTTACTCTCAAAAATGTAAAGCTGGTTTCTGGCTCTGGTGATGTGTCTGATATTGGCGTTTACAGGGGCGCATATAACCCAAACTATGTGTACTACAAAGGTGATGAGGTTAGCTATACACACAACGGAGAGACTTGCACATATAGGTACATAAACAACGAACCGAGCCTGGGATGCCTCCCTACGGATTCTGCCTACTGGGCTATTGTTGCACAAGGTTCAAAAGGTGATGCTGGTGAAGCTGGAAAGTCCGTGTATTACACTTTCCACGATGGTATAGAGAAGCCAGCAACACCTACTGGTAATGGTACCACTGGAGGCTGGCATAACACCAGCACGGATGCTGTAAGATGGATGTCTGTTAAGACAGCAGCAACTATCAATGATGGCATTTGGGAAGCTCCTATAAGAGTAAGGGGTGCCGATGGAACAAGTATCAGTATCAAGGGATCTGTTACAAGTATTTCTCAGTTGCCTACTACAGGGAACGATAAAGGCGATGCCTACTTGCTGAATGGAGATTTGTGCATTTGGGATGGTACGAGCTGGCAGAATATGGGACGAATAAAGGGCGATGATGGTACAAGCTCATATTTGCACCTCAAATACTCCGATGATGGAGGAGAAACATTTACTGCTGGGAATGGTGAAACGCCTGGCAGGTATATAGGTCTGCTTGTGAACACCGAAAGCTCAGACAGCGACAATCCAAAGGATTACGCCTGGAAAGATACACAGGGACAACAGGGAATACCTGGAGAGCCTGGAGAGGATGGCAGGACAACCTATTTGCATATCAAGTATTCCGACAATGGAGGACTGTCTTTCACTGCAAACAACGGTGAGGATCCAGGAGCCTATATAGGTCAGTACACCGACTTTGAGCAGATGGATAGTGACAACCCAGAGGATTACACCTGGAGCAGAATTAAGGGAGAGAGCGGTACTGCTGGCTCTGATGGTTCTGTAGGTGAATACTACGAATACCGCTATGCAAAGAACGGATCTACTACAGCTCCTCCTCCTTTGGATGCAAACAGCCCTAACCCTCCTGGGTGGAGTACACAAATGCCCTCTGTAGGTACTCTGGAATATGTCTGGTGCATTATGGCTAAAAAGAGTGGTCTGGTGGATAAGACAAAGATCAATATCCCTGTAACAGATGGCAGCGTTGCTGATGTGTCTGGAAATGGATATAACGGTGTCCTGTCAAATGGTGCTTCTGTTATCCAGGATGGTACTCGCTACGCTATGAATCTTAGTGAGAATGGAGAGTGTTCTATTCCATACGATTTGCCTTTCGGGGAGAGTTTCACGCTTTGCTTCTGGATCAAAGTTGCCCAGAATGAAATAAAGTGGATGCTCAATGCCTACAATGGCAGGGACTATGTGGAGAAAACGATCCCTTGCACGGCAAATACTTGGTTCCACCTGGCTTTCCGCTTCAATGATAGGACTGTTACGGTGTTCAAGAATGGCACCGTACTCCATAGTGGAAGCGTAAGCGATCAAGTAGTTGGCTTTGCCCTCTATGATGACAATATGTTTGGCTCAAAGGTGTACTTCGATGAGGTAAGGCTTCTGAATACTGCCATACCTGTTTCCGATGTCGAAAAGATTATGAACGGTACGGTTGATGAGCTGATTCAGAAATGGAGCACTCCTATCCGTGTGAATCCTTACGATGGAAAGAACGGAGCGGACGGTGTGAGCGTGGAAACGGTTGATGTGGAGTATGCCAAAAGTGCATCCAATACAACCGCCCCTACTACAGGCTGGCAGACAACCGCCCCAACGTGGGAGGACGGAAAGTATATCTGGAGTAGAACAAAGATATTGTACTCTGATGGTACCACAAGCTACACAAAGGCTGCTTGTATCACTGGTGGAGTTGGTGCTAACGGTGTTGGCGTAAGTTCAATGGTTGAGCAATACTACCAATCAAGTTCAGCAACCTCTCTGCTTAACGGATCCTGGAGCACGACACGCCCAAATTGGAAAAACGGCTGGTATATCTGGACGAGGACGGTAATAACATATACCAATGGGACTGCAACAACAACCGCTGCTATATGTGTTACTGGAGAGAAAGGAGCGGACGGAGAAAAGGGTGATCCTGGAGAGAAAGGAGAAAAGGGAGACAGCCCTGTTCTCGTTTTCCGTGGTGATTATGATAGCGCAAAAACCTATTATGGCGATAAGAACAGGCTGGATGCTGTAAAATACAACAGCCTGTATTATATCGCTCGTATAGATGCTGGTACATTCTCTAATGTTCTTCCTACCAATACAAGTAAGTGGAATAGCTTTGGTGCCCAGTTTGAGACTGTAGCGACCCAGTTGCTCCTTGCTGAGAATGCGAATATAGCAGGATGGATATTTAGGAACAACAGGCTTGAATCTCAAAATGGCAGTATGTTTCTGGATGGAGCAAAAGGTAATGTAAGGCTTGCTGGCACGGTTCAGCTTTCAACAGGTACTACTGGAAATTTCTCAGATGTAAACATATTCTATTTGCCAGCTACAACATCTCAGAGAGGTATCAGTATGGGATATGAGGCTGACGATATAGGAAAGGTTTGTAGGTTATACAACAGTTCCCCTTATGGAGGTGGTGATTATCATATAAGCGTGAATAGCTTTACAATCTCAGATGATCTAACAGAAAGTGTGACAGATTATGTTGCAGTCCTCAAGCCACAAGAGGTTGTTGAAATGACTTGCTTTGAGCTTCCTGGTTCAAAGCCTGGGAACCTAAAAGGAAGATGGGATATTTCCAGTAGATTCTCTCAAACTGATTTCTACTTATCTGGTGCTACAGGCAGATACCCCAGAATGATAGCTATGGGCACACTTACAGGCTCTGGTAATAGTGCTTATGTTTCTGGAAAATGGTTCGATGGCAGGAATATGAGTGATGTTCTGAGCGCAACAAGATCTGGAACTGGATATTACACCCTAACAATGAAAACTGGCTATCTGCCAAGTGGATATTTGGTATTTGCAACAGGTCTTGGAACAGGGCAAATGAAGCCAACCGTTCAAGTGAATAGTACATCATCGTTTGTGATTTATATTTCAGATGATAGCTCACGTAATGACGGTTCGTGCGTATTTATGATTATGGATCCTTATTGGTATTATGAAATGAAATAACTATGAAATGGATAACTGAAAGCAATAGATTAAAGCACTTCGGATATGCGATTCCGTGTGCCCTGGTGCTTACCATACTCTTTGTGGCAGGGCTGGCTGCTGGAATGGAGTTCAAAGATCGCTCGTATGGTGGTAAGTGGGATTGGCTGGATCTGCTTGCTACCTTGCTGGGTGGTTTGGTCGGGCAAATCGCTCAATGTGTGATTGTCTGGCTGGCAATTAAGGGATGTGCATAGCATTTTGATGGATAAAACAAAAGAAATCAGAGGATATGCCATTTCTTTTGCCTTAAAAATGTGTTCGATAAACACATTTATTAGTATATTTGCAGTAAATTTACTCGGTTAATTATGGAAGCAATGCAAGAGTTACGGATTTTGTCTAAGGGGAGGATAGCAGACCTCTCCAAAGGGTTCTCACTCGGAGGTAGTTCTTTCTCTATTTTCGTGAGACCTAAAAGCGTAACGATGGAAACAAATGTGCTGGTGAAATGCCAGCTTATTTGCGACAAATCGGAGAGTGATTTTCCAGTGCCTATTGGAGACTGGACACCAGGAGCAATCGTTAAGATCTCCCCTAACGGTATAAGCCTGGATGATTACGATATTTTCTGGGGAGCAGGAGAAACAATCAAATAACATTATACAACAATGGGATTACTTTTAGGTAGTGGCACGACAAAGCCACAGTACCCATACGATCAGTGGTATGGAGTACAGGGTGATTTCACAAGCAAGGACAAAAAACTTGTGAGAGTTGGCAACCTGGATCTACACCGCACTCTGCCCGTACAGGCTAAGTTGAGGCGTTTTGTAGAGAACACGGATGGCTCGGTGAAATACTACCTCCACCAGAACGACAGCCGTAAAAAGGATAGTGGAGCTGTAGCCACTATTGATAGTACGGATGGAAATGTGATGCTGGAGAAACCAGAGTATTATCTGAGAATTGAGATTGAGGGTACAAAGTGGATCTATGCCATTTCTGAATATCCTCTGCCTGGCTTCTGGAAGATGAACAGAAAATCAATCTCTCCTTGGTATGGCACCATAGACCTTACTAACAACAAGGCTGTGTCTGGATGCTGGCTTACCTGGGATGGCGATGAGATCGCAAGGGACGAAAACGGCATTGTCATTCTAAAAAGCAATGCTTCTCAGTTCAGAGGCGGATCTGGTAGCTCGGACGCAAGCAGGGACGGTTCATATAACTCACAGCTTGGTATGGCTCGTACCTCTGTTTCAAAGGCAACAGTTAGACCTCTCTGTAAGGATGGTACTCATATAGGAGCGTACAGAGCATACAATGAAATTGCCTGGTTGCAGAGGATTGAGTATGCCAACAGGAACTGCCAGGAGGAATACAACGCAACTCTAACAAGTGATGGCTTTCACCAGGGAGGACTTGGATCTGGTCCAGCGGTGTCTTGGGGAGAATGGGACACCTGGGGAGGCTATAAACCATTTGTTCCTTGTGGTGTCACTGCAACGCTTGGCAACAATACTGGTAGAGTAGCCTACACTATCAAGGGATGGACTGGTGGCGATAAGGTTGTGCAAGTAACATCTTATCGTGGTCTGGAGGTTCCTTTTGAATACTTATGGTTGCTTGCTGATGATGTGCTTATATGGCACCAGCAGGATAAATCTACGGCATTTGTCTGTGAGGATCCGACAAAGTTCACATCGCATTCAGACAATGCCACTACTGTACCTAACGGATATGAAGCGATTACTGAGCTGCCTCGTAATGATGGTTACATTAACACCGTTGCATTCTCATCCAAGGGTTATACATTCCCAGATAATACTACAGGAGCTGGACCTACTACAGGTTTCGGTGATTATTTCTACACTCCTGTAGATGACGAGTCTCCTGCCTTTGGCTGGTTTGGTGCCCTCCTGTCTGCTGGTGCGTATGCTGGTGCGGCTGCGGGTTTCGGTTGTCTGTACACGCATAGTCGCTCCTCGAATGCGTATGCGTACATTGGGTTCCGCTTGTGCCGTAATTAGCTGGCTGCAAAATTCGGCACACGGAGCGATTTTTAATAAGCGTTCTTTCATTTATTGAATAAACAAGGGTGGTGGAGATCAGGGGTGCCCTCCTGTCTGCTAATGCGAATAATGGTGCGAATGCGGGTTTCGGTTATCTGAACACGAATAATCGCTCCTCGAATGCGAATGCGAACATTGGGTTCCGCTTTTACCGTGGTTTCAATTTGAATAAGATATAGACTGTTGATCGCCACCACCTTACCACACAGGGGCTATCGGTACGCTGATAGCTGGTAAAATAATACGAGTTAGAACGGTGTGAGTAGCATAGTCGAAAGCTCTGTTTTAGACCAACGGCACAACAAAGATGGCGTATTCTGATATAAATGGCATATACTCAGATTATGATGATTGCGGTATTTATATAGGAGACACAGGCAAGATAGCCGTATCACCAGGCAATAAACTGAAAAATGTATATTTCCTGCTGTATGACTACAACAACCTGGTACGTGCCCAGTACAATGCACAGAAAGGCAAGGGAGATCGTGCTGAGATAAGGAATTTCAATGACAATATCCTGGAATGCTTGGATGATTTGTATTGGAGCCTATACAACGAGACCTATACGCCTGGAGAGTATCGTATTAAGCTGATAAAGGATCCTAAAGAAAGGGTCATTATGATTGCTCCTTTCTACCCAGATAGAATTGTTCACCACTGCATTATCAATGTATTGGGACGATTCTGGCAAAACCAATTTATCGCAAATACTTATGCTTGTATAAAAGGTAGAGGCATTCACAAGTGTATGGAGGATGTGCATACTGCTCTGGTTCTGGATCGCAATGGCACTAAGTATTGCCTAAAGATTGATATTAGGAAGTTCTACGATAATGTAGATCACGCTGCTTTGAAGCGCATTATCCGCTACAAGATTGCGGATGAGCAACTGCTAAGGCTGTTGGATAAGATAATAGATAGCAACGGTAAAGAAAAAGGTTTGCCTATTGGAAATTTCACAAGTCAGTATTTCGCCAACCTGTACCTGGCATATTTCGATCACTGGGTAAAGGAGGAGCTAACGATATTAGTAAAGGCGAAATTTGGAGTTGAGTTCTACTATTTCCGCTATATGGATGATATGGTGATGCTTTGCTCCGATAAGGCTGCATTACATTTTATACTGGGTATGATAGGATTGTACCTGGCAGCAGAGCTGAAAGTGGAGATTAAACCAAACTGGCAGATTTTCCCTGTCAATGATCGTGGTATTGATTATGTCGGCTTCAAGCAAAATCATTATGGAATACTGCTAAGGAAAGGTATTCTGACGAGATTCTACAAGAAGTTCCGCAAGATAAGTAAGAAATACGAGATCAAAGACAAAACAGCGTTAAAACACCTCTTCCCATCTGAATATGGCTGGATAATCAGATGCTCGGAGGAACATAGTAAATTCATTCTTAATAATTGTATAAACAATGGATGTAAATGTATTGACTATAGGGCTGCTGGCTAAGACAAAGCCAGAAGTTATCGAGGATCTTAACAACGGACAAGGCACTTTCCACTACAATCACAACATCAAGGAGGTTTCCGTGATAAATAATGATATGGGTGGCTTTGAAGTAGTAGCAAACAATGATCCTAAAGCGAATGGTACTATGTACCAGTATGACAGTGTTAGGGTTGAGTACCCTAAGACAGCGGACAACATTTTCGGAACGCTGCTCACTGCAAAATACCCTGCTAAGACAGAAAGCAAGTTGGTGAACGAATACCAGAGTGCCGAACTCGGTATTATGCCAGCGGACGCAAAGCTGCCTTATGAGGATTTTCTGCGTGACCGCCTGGCTATCCGTAAAATGGTGGATGCTGATTGTGAAACCTATAAAATCCCGATGGATTTATGAGCGAGTATGTAGAAGATTTTGTAGAGGATGAAAATTCCTCCTCCAACGATCTCTTTGACTGCGAATTTACCTCAGTAGATGCTGTAATCAACCAGGTTACAGTATTTACTGGAGTAGAAACGAGGCAAACAGAGAATGGAGAGCGCACTTTGGTTGCCTATGGAGAGGGCTATGGCAGATCTGCTTTCTTTACTGATAGTAAAAAGCTGAAAGATGTGTTTTGTGCTCCTGGTAGGCGTTATCCTTTCCGTGCTGTTATCAAGGTGGTACAGTATGGTACTATGTATGGATTCAGAGTGTTCAATCCAAACACTGAGATTAGTAAGGAGGATCGTGAAAACTTTGATTTCTACAAACGAACTAAAAATAGGAGAGGCAGATGATGGTAGATGATGCTGTAACTGTAGCGAAAGGAATTAGCGATGTCGGTATGATGGCTATTACCGCTGCCTTTTTCCTTATGTTGTCGGCAATGCTGATGGTGGCTTGTTTCAAATGGTTCAAGGCTATCATTAACGGTATGATTTCGGACAACAAGAAACTAATGTCGGAACTGCTGGATGAGACCAAACGCCAAAATGAACAGCTTGCAGATATATCTGAGGGCTTGCGACCAGAAACACTGCTGAGGATCAAGAACACTTCAAACGCTTTCTTCGAGCTATCTGTAGAAAGGGTCTGCCGAACCATTAAAAAGGTTAGGGAGGAAAACCACATTATAGATAAGGAGGCTACCATAGCAAAGATCCGTACCCTGGTGTGCAATCTGCACGATGATCGCAATAGTCGGTTTGACTGCTACACATACAGGGGAAAGCGTTTGACTTTCTACACCTCTCCAGAGTGGATAGACTGGGTTGCAGAGGTGATAGAGGGCGAGGTGTATAATGACACTATCAACAATGGCAGGGCATATACCAATGTTTCTGCTGTGTATGATAGGATAAAACTGGACTTTTATCATAGGCTTAATGACTTATAGCAATGAAAATCCTTATTGACAACGGACACGGAGAGAATACACCAGGTAAACAATCTCCAGACAGGAAACTCAGAGAGTATGCCTACACGAGAGAAATAGCGGAACGGATCGTACAAGAGCTTTCAAAGCAAGGGTATGATGCGGAACGCATAGTTAAGGAAAACATAGATGTACCGCTCACAGAGAGAGCCAAGAGGGTAAATGCGTTCTGCGGAAAGCTCGGTGCCTCAAATGTTATTCTTGTTTCAGTTCACTGCAACGCTGCTGGCAGTGGTGAGTGGATGAAAGCAAGAGGATGGAGTGCATATACAAGCAAGGGCAAAACAAAGTCGGATGCTCTGGCAGACTGCTTGTATGAGAGTGCCAGGATGATGTTCACTGGGCAAAGAATCAGAGAGGACAGATCCGATGGTGATCCAGACTGGGAGGAGAACTTCTACATTCTGAGAAAGACCAAGTGCCCAGCGGTTCTGACAGAAAACTTTTTCCAGGACAACCACGAGGATGTAGCCTATCTCCTCTCCAGCGAGGGCAAACAGGCTATCGTGAATGTTCACGTTGAGGGTATAATCAATTACATCAAAGCCAATGAATAAGTACCTTATTACAGTATGTGCCGTACTTGGTATGGCTTGTGCAATCCTCTGTGGAGTGAACGGCAGACTGAAAACAGAAAAGGAACGGCTTGCTGGCAATCAACAGGCTCTGCTTGAAAAGGCAGAGTATTACGAGACGGAGGCAGGGAAATCCGCTGCTTCTGTTCAACGCCTCCAGCTCTCCTATTCTGAGTTGGAGGACAACTACAGCCAGGTGTGCAAGGTCTCGAATGATCTGAGGATAAAGATTAAAAGGATGGAAGCTGCAACAACCACCCAGACAAAAACGGAGGTGGAAGTACAGACAACGGTAAGGGACACTGTGATAATCAGAGATACCTTGCCTCCTTTGAAGCTCCAGGCTATAGAATGGAGAGATCCCTGGGTTACTGTTACTGGAGGACTTGCTGGAAAAGAGCTGAAACTAAACATATCCTCAGTAGATACCCTTACTCAGATTGTTTACCGAGTGCCAAAGCAGTTCTGGTTCATAAAGTATGGCACCAAAGCCATACGGCAAGAGATTGTGAGTAGCAATCCACACACAAAGATTGTGTACACCGAGTATATAGAGTTGGAAAGTAAATGCCGTAAGAGGCGCAAAAAATAGCTTTCTGTAGATAGGTTTTTATCTATCGGAGCCGTGTCTGTTGAGAAATAGGCACGGCTTTCTTTGTGTTTTTGAAAAATAGTAATACCTTTGCACAACCGATCTGAAATATCGGTGTTGCATTAGAGATCCCAGTTTCCCGAAAGGGGCTGGGATTTCGTAAAAAAATGCAAGAGTTCTACAATAGTTCTACAGAAACAATAAAATAGCCTCTAACTGGTTGATACACAATGATGGGATATGAGTTTCCTAAACTTTAAATACAGGTTCGATTCCTGTCGGGGCTACCAGAGGGGTGACTAAAATTCAGTTTTAGTCACCCCTCTAGTTGTTTTATGACATGATTTTGAGTAACTTGCAAGATACAAACACAAACAGACATGAACAAGTTTTTAATCACTATCCTTGGCATAACTGCCTCAGTGTCGGCACTCGCCACAGACTACAAATCTCAGCGTCCGGAGCCGGAGAACAGACTTTTCACATCGGCAGCAGTCGAAAAGAAAATAGAGCAGGTATCGTCCCAGCTCACAAATCCATATCTTAGATGGATGTTCACAAACTGCTACCCGAACACTCTCGACACGACAGTACACTTCGGCAAAGATGAAAACGGGAATTTCCGCACATTCGTATATACTGGAGACATTCATGCGATGTGGCTCAGGGATTCCGGAGCACAGGTCTGGCCTTACGTAAAGTACGCCAAGGAGGATGAAAACCTCCGCCAGATGCTTGAAGGAGTAATCCGCTGCCAGCTTTCGCTCATCTGCATTGACCCGTATGCAAACGCATTCAACGACGGTCCTACAGGTGACGGCGGTGCCAATGACATTACGGACATGAAACCGGAGATTTTCGAGCGCAAATGGGAAATCGATTCTCAATGCTACCCTATCCGACTGGCTTACGAATATTGGAAAGTGACCGGTGACGATTCCATTTTCGACGAGACATGGAACAAGGCTATAAGACTGATCCTCAATGTAATGAAAGAGCAGCAGAGAAAGGATGGACTTGGAAGCTACAGTTTCATGCGCAAGACAGAACGCCAGTTGGACACGAAGTGCTGCGCAGGTTGGGGAAATCCTGTCAACCCTGTAGGTCTCATCGTTTCATCGTTCAGACCATCTGATGACGCCACCACATTCGACTTCCTCGTTCCGTCCAACTTCTTCGCCGTATCATCATTGAGAAAGGCGGCAGAGATCCTGGAGACAGTCGGCAAGGACAAGAAGACTGCAAAGGAATGCAGCAGACTTGCTGACGAAGTAGAGGCAGCATTGAAAAAATATGCTATCGTAGAGCATCCTGAATTCGGAAAAATCTACGCTTTCGAAGTCGATGGATTCGGCAACAGGTTCCTCATGGATGATGCCAATGTTCCAAGCCTTCTCGCGATGCCTTACCTCGGCGATGTTCCGTCTGACGACCCTATCTGGCAGAATACCAAGCGTTTCGTATGGAGTTCATCCAATCCTTATTTCTTCAAGGGAAAAGCAGGAGAAGGTATAGGCGGTCCTCACATCGGTTATGACATGGTTTGGCCGATGAGCATCATGATGAAGGCCTTCACTTCAAATGATGACAAAGAAATCAAGTGGTGCATCGAGACATTGATGAACACCGATGCAGGCACAGGCTTCATGCATGAGTCCTTCCACAAGGACAATCCGGACAATTTCACCCGCTCATGGTTCGCCTGGGCCAACACGCTTTTCGGAGAACTTATCGTCCACCTCATCGATGAAGGCAAACTTGATTTGCTGAATTCGATAAAAGCGAAAAAATAAGAGTTTCATTTCGAAAGCCGTAAAAAAACTCGTAAATTAGCGTATTCATTAACGAATTTCAGAAACCGGCTCTGACGGTTTCACGAAAACACATAATTTCTTGATCA